TTCATTCCCGGCGCGCGACTGGCTTGCATCGTTTGTGGTAAGTTTAAGGCTCTTACACAGGCGCACCATATCACGCCCTTGGCGGCTCAGTACGAAAACGGCTTTGCTACCCCTTGCCACAAGTACGTGTGGCTTTGTCCGACCCACCACGCCGCAGTGCATTTGGTGTTGTCGCAGTATTTGGCCAAGCGGGTCGAATCCACCGAGAACCTGATTGAGATGCTGTCTGAGTTGAATGGCGATGGCCACGGTCGCGCGGTTCTCAACTTCGCGACCATCGGGATCTGCAATCTCAGGACTGCTGGTGACCTCCGCATTGCGCGTGAACGGTCGCCCTAACTTTCCCTGATTTCCCCTGCCCGCTGTGCGGGTCACTTCCCCCGGCATCTCCCCAAAAGAGCCGGGGGCCTTTCCCCAAGTCAACGTTTCGAACCTCCTTTCTGACATGAGGCCCGTATAAGTCATGGCGAGCAATCCATCTGCGGATAATTCTCTCATCATTTCCCGCACCTTAGCGGGCGAGGCGGAAGCCCGCGCGCTTCGCCTCTTCATTGGCCGTGGCAAGCGCTACTCGGTGAAAGAGGCATCCAATGGATCGGGTGTGAAGGATCGCGTGATCGAATGCGCGATGGCTGGCCCGGATAACACGGACTGGCGCCCTCTCAGCAGCGGCGCGCTTCACTCGCTGATGTCCTTCCTTGGACCGGACTTCATTACCGCTTGGCTGACCCCGACCAGCTTCGCGGCCCATGATCCTGCGAAGGTCGACCACGAAAAGATGGTCGAGCACGCGATCAACTACGTCGCCATCGCGACCAAGGCCCGCCGCCGTGAGAGCCCCTGCGGGACCGAATTTGCCCCGGTTGAGGAAGACGAACTTGACCGCGCATTCGCGCCGCTTCGGGCGCAAAACTGAAGGGAGACGTGCAATGGCAATGGACTTCTTTGTAGCAACGACCGGGATTCTTGCTCCCGCCTCTGTGGCACTCGCGTTCAAACTGCGCTCGCTGATCAATGAGCGGGATGAGGCGCAGATGGGTCGGCGTCAGGCCCGCGAACACGTCTCCGACCTGCAGGAGATGCTGCACAAGATCAGCGTCGAGAACGCTCAGCTTATCCGCCAGCGCGACGAATTGAATGAGATCGTCACCAAGGTCCACGACCAGCGCAACCGCGCTCTCCGCAAGGCTCATGAGAAGAACCGGGCTGCGAACGAAACCAAGGCCGCAGTGAAGGCTGAGGCTACGGTCAAGACCTTCTCGGCACTCAAGGCAGCCCCTCTCCGTCCCCGTGAGGAAGTGGTTGCCAGCATCCGCAGCAGCAAGGCGGCTCAGGCAGTTTCCAGCGCGGGATAAGGCGGCCGCGAAAGAGGGGCGCTCAGGATTCACTGGCTCCTGAGCAGGCGCCGACTGGAGCCGGGGGTATCCTCATCGACCCCACACCAAACGGCCGGCGTTAAGCGCTCCCCGCCTCAATTTTCAACCAAGCAACAGGAGGGCGTTATGGCCCGAGGAAAAGCGGCCCCTAAGGCCGAAAAAGACGAAGAAGGCGTTGGCGGCATCTACAAAAAGCCAGATGCGGCAGCGGCTTTTAAGATCCTTGATAGCGAGATCAAGCCGCGACTGGCATTCATCGCGGAGAAGCGCGGCGACCTCTCCGACCCTTACAAGCGGATCAAAGACGACTGCAACTATCCTCGTGATGTGCTGGACTTCATCAGCCGTCTCGACGGCATGGAAGATGCCAAGCGCGATCACGTCCTGACGGCCCTGCATCTTGGCCTTGAGTATCGCAACTATCGCCGACCGCTCGATCTGGTTTCCTTGGCAGAAGGTGGATCGGCAAATGATCCGATCGTCCAGGCAGGAGCGCGCGAACGTCCGAAGTTGGTGACGGTCGGCGACGACTTTGATGATGCCAATCTTGCCAACGCTGCTGGCGAGACTCCGACCGATCTGAAGTTGAACTGAAGGTTACGGGTGGTGAGGTGCCCCTCGCCACCCGGCCTTGCGGAGCCGTTATGAACCGCGAAATTCCCATCAAAGACATTCGAACCCTGCTCGCCTATGACCCGGAAACAGGGATTCTGACATGGAAAACCCGAGGGCGTGAGTGGTTCGCAACCAAGCGTGCATGTTCCACTTGGAATGCTCGATACGCAGGACGCCCAGCACTCACTGCGGACAATGGCGTTGGTTATCGCGTCGGTTCAATAGCGAACAAGCAATATCTTGCTCATCGCGTAGCATGGGCTCTGCACTTCGGTGAATGGCCCAATGTAATCGACCATGTGAACGGTGACACCAAAGACAACCGCATCTGCAATCTGCGGAATACTGATAACCGAGGAAATTCTCGGAATCTCCGTGTCTCAATCCGCAACACAAGCGGCGTCATGGGTGTCTCTCGCCATCAGAATGGAAGATGGGTCGCTCAGCTTAAGTCGCCCGGTCGCTGCCAATACATCGGCATATTCGAGAAGAAGGCCGATGCAATCGCGGCGCGCGAGGCGGCGCTCAAGGAAAGTGATTTCCATCCCAACCACGGGCGGCGCGCATGACAACCCTCGCCCTAGATTTGTCAAAGCGTTCAACTGGCTGGGCTGTCTGGTCAGAAGGCTGGGAGTCGCCGCGATACGCTGCAATCCAGCTAGGCTCTGAGTTCACCACTGATGGTCGAACGTGCCTGAAGCTGCATCGCGTATTGGCTGATCTGCATCAGGTCATGCCCTTCACCTCGATCTACTATGAAAAGCCTCTGACCCAGGTGGAACGTGGTGGCGCGTCTAACCCCGCCAACGATGTACAGTTGAAGCTAGTGGGGCACGCCGAGAGTTTCGCGGAAGCGTACAACATTCGTATCTGCATGGGCGTCAACATGAAGTCTTGGCGCCGCCATTTCCTTGGCTCAATGCCTCGTGGAACCAAGACGAAGGCGCTCAAGGATTATGCCATTGAGCGGTGTCGTCATTATGGGTGGAAGCCAAAGACGCACGACGAAGCCGACGCGCTTGGCCTGTTGGATTATGCTTTAGATCTGCAGGGCATCAAAGCCCCGTGGGTCGCGGATGAAGTCCTCCGCCCGATCCTCGGAGGTGCAAAGTGAACAGCGCCCTCCGCGATCAGATCATCATCGAAACCTACAAGGCTACAGGGAGCATCAGCAAAGCCCAGCGGGCCGCTTCCTGCCACTACGACACGGTTGTTCGCTGCCTTTGCAGTGAGGGGCTGCTTTATCGCGACCCTGAAAGCCGTTCGATGAAGCCGGTCCCGCGGAACGTAGTGATTCCGAAGCGGCCTGAACTTCCCCGGGTCGACCGCGACCCCTGCCCCCGCTGCAACACCCGCAAGGACATCGGGTGCAAGCACTTCCCCAAGCAACCCGAAGCCCAGCGCCCGATGACCGATCGCGAGCGCGCTGAGGCCATGTGGAGCAACAAGTCATGAGCGATGATTGGCAACCTGGCGATCTCGCCTTGTGCATCAAGCGCACCCATCCCGCCTATCCCGGCGAAATTGCGACCCGCTTGGTGCTCCTTCGTGTCTACACGGTCGAGCGTGTCGGACGGCCCAACTCTAAAGTTGATGGGGAGCGCCCTCTTGGATTGTGCGAGTGCAAACCTCGCCAGCCCAACAGCGGGTGGCCGGAATCCATGTTCCGCAAAATTGCCCCAGGCACTGAGATCCACGGTGCGGAGATCGAGCGCCAGCGCTTCAAGCAGGGCAATCCTTGGAAGGAGCGCGTATGACCGAGCGCGCCACCCCCGCCCCGCCGATCTTCCCGTTTCCGGATCACCGGACGCTGGCTGAGATCGATAGCGTCATCCGCTGCCAGACCTGCGGAGATGATGTCGACCCTGCAGAGAAGGGCTTTTCCTGCGCATACCGGGCCTGCCCGATCAACCGGGAGCCGCTGTGGTGACCGAGTACGATCGCGACCTCAACCCCGCCTGCTGCCCTTTCGAGGACCGGCACATGGGATACAAGACCGTCAACGGCCACCCCATCACGGACCTGCACGAGCACAAGGGTCTGTACCGGGGAGTGGTCCTTGAGGGCCATCACGGAAGCATCCGCCAGCGGGTCATGTTCTGGGTCGAAGGCGGGAAGCTGTCCAAGGGCGCGGATCATCCTTTCGATATTGGGAAGGCGATCCGGTAATGGCCGAGTTTCCGGCGCTCACCCTTTGGACGGACGCCTACCTGTCCGACACGCGCCACCTCAGCACGCTCGAGCATGGTGCCTACCTGCTGCTGCTCATGGAAGCATGGCGGCGGCCGCACTGCGACCTGCCCGATGACGACAAGATCCTGTCGCGGCTTGCCGGCCTTTCTTTGCCTGAGTGGGGCGAGGTGAAGGACGCCGTGATGTCATTTTGGAAGCGTGACGGTCGCAGCAAAACATGGACGCAAAAACGTCTCTTGAATGAGCGTGATAAGGCACGTGTTCGAAGCCGGTCGCAAAGCGATAAAGCGACAAAACGCTGGAAAGAAACGAAAAAAAGTAATGCCGCGGCAATGCCGGTGGAATGCCCGGAAGATGCCTCCACTGCCACTGCCACTGCACATAGAGAAGAAGAACCTATCGGTCCTTCTTCTCAAAACGCGGGCGAGAGCGGCGACGGATTGTTCGCCACTGATGCTCTGCCTGTCGCTCCGAAGCGTGGTGCAAAGCCCAAGCGCTCGGTCGGCGTCGACATCCCCTTGCCCGAGGACTGGGAGCCTACCCTTACACCAGCAGCGCGAGCGATGGTCGATGGATGGCCTCCCGGAGCGCTTGATCGCGAGGAATTTCAGTTCCGCAACCACGCGATAGCGAACGGGCGGAAGGCGAAGGACTGGGATGCAGCCTTCAGAATGTGGATCGGGAAAGCGGACGAAAGACATGGAAACCGAAACGGATACGGGAACGCAGGTCGGGGCACTTTTGCCGGGGATCGCCAACCACGGCCGCGCACCGATGGCTTCACCGATGCCATCAACGATGCCCTGGCCCGAAGTGGATCTGGCTTTGCTTCCGGCCCGTCTGGACGATGGGATGATGACCATGCTGCGGGAGATCAGGGACTCCGCGCTGCCCGCGCCCGCGTCATCCGATGAAGTCTGGTTCGCCCAGTGCATGAAGGTGATGGATATTCTGCCACGCCGGCAGGATGACCAGTTGGGCGGCAAGATGCGCTTCAGCCTCTACAAGCGCCATCTCGAGGGCTATTCGAACGAAGCGCTCAGCTACCTCGCTGAGCAGGCGACCTCGACCTGCCACTTCTATCCGTCGATCGCCGAATGCCTCGACATCCTGAAGGCATGGCCGAACCGCAACCGCGATGCCGAGCGCCAAGAGAAAGCTGGGCACCTGTACCAGCGTGAACTCAATGCTCGCATGGACGACACCATGCGCAAGCTGGAGCAACGCCAACTCACCGATGAGCAGGCCAACGCTCTGCCCGAGTTCTGGAAGCGGGTCGCAGTCGAGAAGGGCTACCTTCGTAAGCTGAAGGACGACACGCACCGGGTCTGGCCGGAAGTCTTGAACCTCTCCGAAGAAGAACGGGCCGCGCACCTCGAACGCTGCGCCAAGCTGCGCGAGGACGGACTGCTCTGATGGCACGGGGGGATCGGGATCGAGCGATAGCATTCGCGCTGTCGAAGCACCCTGACAGGATCGGGGTTGGAAGGCTCTGCCAAGAACTTCTGGCTGAGATTTCGGGGAGGGTCATCGGATGCCGGGCTGAGAAGCCGGTGAAGATCAAGGGCGCGCGTAGGCCGCGGCGAAGGGCGGTATGAGCCGAACCTCCCTCACCCGATACGCGCCTCTGATGCGCGAACCTGACGAAGACGGGCCGAAGAAGATGGCCGCTCGGAAGTGGCACGAGGATGGCTCGATTATCCTTCTGCCTGGCAGCATCCAGCGGCTCGATCCTCTCGACCGGGAACTCTTGAATGCCATTGCGGCGAAACTCTACGGAAAGCGGGAAGCGAAATGACCCAGTACGAAAACCCCATCGATCGCCTTGCTCGCTTCAAGCAGGAGGAAGAGGACCGCGTTGCCGCGCTGATCAAGCGGGACAAGAACTACCGGACCAAGGAGAAGGACCGCAAGGCCGCCGAGATCGACCTTGAGAACGGCAAGACCGTCAGCATTGACGCTGCGGTGGTCGAGCCCACGCCCGAGTGGCTGGAAAAGGGAGAGACGCGCTCGTTCGTTCCAAAGTTGGAGGACGGCACGGTCAAGACCGTTCGCGCCCATCGCCGGGTACTTACGCCGGTTGTGGTCAAGCTGGAGCGCGACGGGAAGATCACCGAGGATCAGGCCCGCGCCGCGCTCTGGTATCGCGAGATGTACGATGCCTCTGGGATCGAGGGGAATTGCGCCTCTGCCGGCATCAGCCTGACAAGCGGCATCTCCAAGAGTCCGTCCGGTGCGTTCGGCCACATGGCGAAGACCGAGTACGAGGCATACGCCCGGCAACAGTTCCGCGCGGCCCGTGAAGAGGTTGAGCCTGGCCTGCGCCGCTTCCTCGATGCCGTAGCGGTCGATGACATCCCCCTGCATCGCGCCGCAAAGTTTGCACGGTGCCGCAAGGAGCGCGCTGGGCATCATTTCAGGCAGTGTGCAAATGCGCTCGTAAGGTATTGTGAAAAAACGAAAATCGACCTTTCCAAGCCTGTGGATTATGCATGATTGACGGCGGGGCATTTTATATGAGAAAAACGCCATGGGTTAGGAATTGTGACCAACCTTTAGCGCCCCGCTTTCGAGCGGGGCTTTGTGCTTCTGGAAACCCAATGAAATCAGCGGTTTTCTGATGGCTGCTCCCAAATCAAGCCTCACCGGTCGCCTTCAGAAATTGGAGGCAGCGCAGGCCCGCGCCGACAAGCTGAAGCGTGGGACACGGTACTCCGCGAAACCCATGGCAGACCTGCTTGGGGTCACGTGGAAGTCTCTCAAGGATTGGTGTGATGAGATCGCCAAGCTGGAGACATCCGGCGCGGTGCAGCGTGGCGGCAACGGTGTCGAATGGTCATTCGAGCCAAAACGCACGGTCAAGGTTCTGATCGAGCACTTCAAGGGCGTGCAGGACAAGCAGGCTCGAAAGAGCCGAGAGGTCGCCGCCTCGGTCGGGGTGTCGCTTCCTGCCGGGGAAGCGCCCTCACTGGCTGAGACAAAGGATCTGGTGAACCTCACGCTTTCGGTAACGAAGGCCGCTGAGGACCAAGGCCGGTATGTCCTGGCTGACGAGATGGTCCGGTTCATCTCGGGGTACAATCAAGAGGTTGTGGACGCGATCCTCGGCATTCGAACCTTGGTTGATCCGAACGGCAACCTGCCGGCGCATGTGAGGGCGGCGATGGATGACCACCTGAGAAAGGTGGCAACTGCGGTCCATGGTCGGGCCGCTCGCTTCATTGGAGAATTCGAAAGTGCGGGCATACGGCAGGGAGGAACTGGCTGAGCAAGCCACGCTCATAGCCAGCCACTCGTACTGCCAAGACCCTGCTGAAATTGCCCGCGCGGCCCTCCCCCGGCTCTTGCCGAAGGAGTCAATGTCGACGCTGGAGTACGCTGAAACCAAGCGCGTATTCCGCAAGCCAGACGGCACCAAGACACACTGGTCGCGAGATCTGACGCCTTACATGGTTCCGATCATGGATGCGCTGGACAATCCAGACATCCCTGAGGTCATCGTGGCAAAGCCGGGCCGTTGCGGCGGAACGGTGGGCGCGGAGAACCACGCGCTCAAGCGCCTCGAGAATGGACCGGCCGGGGACATTGGCTGGTATCTCGCAGGCCCTACCGAAGTTCGCTCTTACGCCGACCGCGTTCTGGCGCCGATGTTTGAAGACCACGAGGCGATTGGCTCACGCCTTCCGCGTGCTGGCTCCAAGGGTAACACGGCCACGTTCAAACGGGTCGGGAGCCAAGTATTCGAATTGCTGGTAATGTCTGGCTCGACCACGACAAACCGCCAGTTTGCTTTCATCGTTCTGGACGAACCGGACAGCTATAGCCGGAACTTCAGATCCAACTTCCTCGAGCAGGCACGCAACCGCCAGACGATGCTGGGCAACGATCGCAAGATCTACGCCTGCGCTCACCCGGACGTGGGCTGGTCGGGCGGGATCGCTGCGGCTTGGGCGCTGTCGACGCAAGGCATCTTCGTGATGCAGTGCCCGGAGTGCGGTGGCCATGGGTCGCCCTACCCGACGAAGTTTTGGCCTGAAGTTCCACGCTTCAGGCTGGTTTACGACAAGAGCCCTGAGGGTACGCCACTCAACGCAAGGCTTGCGAAGGCTGAGGAATCGGCCGGCATCGGTTGCCCACACTGCGGAGTGGTGCTGGATGAGGTCCAGCGGGGGCAGATGATCGAAGAGGGCTCCTACATGCACAAGGGGCAGGATCTCGATATTCAGGCGGGCATCCTTGGCGTGCCTGACAAGAACAAGACCTGGGGCTTCTGGATACACGTCCTGATGTCAAAGCAGGTCGGCCTTGGCGATCTGGCAAAGGCGTTGGAAGGCGCGATCGAGCACAAGGAGCGCACCGGCAAAAGCGACAAGCTGAAGCAGGTCATGATCCGCATGTTCGGCGAAGCCTTCGAAGGCGCTGGCGATGCCGAGGGTCTGGACGCTCGAGCGCTTAAGAAGCGGACGAAGGAACTGGCAGAGCCTCGCGAAGAGGAAAGCCCGCTCTCCTATCGGATGGGCGAGGTTCCGGATGGAGTGCTCTACCTAACCCAGTCGATCGACGTGGGCGGAAACAAGTTCGACTTGCTGGTGAGAGGCTGGGATGCGCAACGGCGCTCTTGGCTGATCGACCGCAGGACCATTCGCCAGCGGCGGCACCGAGACGGCATCTTGCGGGACATCGCGCCTGCCAAGGTGCAAGAGGACTGGAATGTCCTGATTGAAGAGATCGACCGGGTTTACCCCTTGCAATCGGACCCGACCAAGGCGTTGCCGGTGGCGGTCACAACAATCGACGTTTCGGACGGCAACGTGACTTGGGACGGCTACGAGTTCGCGCGCAGGATGGACGGTAAGCGCTGGGGAACGTGGCGAAAGGTCCGCTGCACCAAGGGCTCTACCTCAGCAAAAGCGGAACCGCTCCCGCCAGCGCCAACCAAGATTTCGAAGGATCACGAGGGCAAGCCAGTTGAGCCGGTGGTGACGCTCCACATCCTCGGGGTCCACAAGCTGAAAGAGCAGGTTCTTGAGGATCTGGCGATCTCAGACGGGTCGCCGGGTCAGTGCTTCTTCGCCTCGAATACTCCTGACAAGGCGTTCGAAGAATTCTTCAACGAACCGCTGATCGAAGGGAAATGGGTCCGCAACGGGCCGAACGAAACGCTCGACCTCTACGGATACACCGAAGCGGCCAGGCTGATGCTCCAGCCCGACCGCTCATCAATCATCTGGTCAGACCCCGCAAAGCGGCCGGTCTGGGCCAAACCTGTCAGCCTCGCTCCGGAAACGGAGAGTGAGGAAGATGAGGACGAAGAACATGTGGCGGCAAAGCCCGCTGCGAAAGCGCAACCTAAGCGGTCGGCTCTCGATCGCTTCAGCGCGCTCAACCGCTAAACCGGAGTACCGACATGCCCGTTCGCATTTTCGAGATGGAACATCGGAACATCCCGCAACCGCATGGGATGCTGATGATCTCCCTGCCCTTCAATGTGGTACAGCCCGCACTTACTGCGCTGGGAGATGGCACGGCGCGATCTTTGCCTTTTGCTGGTACAACCCGCGTGATCGTTGTTCAGTCGGATGAGAAGATCGCTGTCCGCACTGGCGCGAGCGCAGATTCACCCGTGGCAGCGGTGAACGATTACCAGATTGAAGCGGGCGGCGAACGCACCTTCCTTGTGTCTGGCGGTCATGTGCTGGCGGCGCGGCTGCTCTGATGTCTCTTCGCTCGTTCGGCTTCCGACCCTTCGGCTTAGGCCCGCGCCTACGCAGGAACCGGGGCTTTAGCCCTGCGGCCGTGTTTGCGGCGAATGAGCCGGGCATTTGGCTCGATCCCTCCGACCTTTCGACACTGTTTCAGGACAACCTCGGCGCTACTCCGGTAACCGCAGTTGGGCAGACTGTCGGCCTAGCAATGGACAAGTCGCAGAATCGCGCACTCGGTCCTGAGCTTGTTGCCAACGGATCTTTCGCGAGCGGCAATTCAGGGTGGGCGCTGCTGGGGGTTGGCAACACGACAACCTTCAACGGTGGTGCGGCACAGATACAGGGCGACACCGCTCCGGGTATTCGTCGCTCAGGCATCCTGACCGTGGGGAAGATCTACCAGATCTCCCTCCGCGTCCGGCGACTGGTGGGGACGGCCACCATGTTTCTCGTGCCGAACACTCTCCTTCCGGTGGTTGGGGCTGAGTGGGTGACCATCACAACGATACGGGGGGCGAGCAACGCCAACTTTGACATTGGCCTCTCGGGCACCGCTACTGGGAGCATCCTAGAAGTCACTGACATCTCCGTCAGGGAGGTGCTTGGCAACCATGCCTACCAGGCTACCGCTGCGAGCCGACCGGTTCTTGGGCGGAATCCCGCTTCCGGGGTGCGCAATCTGGCGAACGGTAGTGCGGACGTCGGAAACACATCAATCTGGCCAGCGTCGGTCGTCCACAATGGTGTGACCGCAACAAAGATTGGGAGCGGCATCGACACTGACGGCCTGCCCTATGTGGACTATCGCTACCAAGGGACGGCAACCAATACCTTTCACAGCACCACCTACGGCAGCGCAATAAGCCGCAATCCTGCCAGCGTGGGCCTGACTTACACCGCGTCAGCTTATTCCAGAATGATCAGCGGTACGACGAACAATCCCAACCTTCGCGTAGCAGTCGTCGAAGAGACAGCGCCCTCCACCTACATCGGCCAAAGCAGTTCGAATGTGGCGGGAGAGACGGATACTTTCCTCACTGCATCGCGCACATTTTCGACAGGAAACCAAGTTCGCACGGAGATTATTCTCCAGATGGTGAACGGTGCCGCAATCGATGTGACCTATCGCATCAAGGGCATTCAACTTGAACTGGGGGCCGCGAGAACGGCCTTCCAGTTCAACTACTCCAGCAACAACATCAGCGAGCCAGGTGTCGCAGACTGCTACTTCCTCGCGTTCGATGGTGTGGACGACTTCCTTGTCACCAACACCCTCACGCCGGGCACGGACAAGGCTCAGATGTTTGCGGGCATTCGCAAGCTGAGCGATGCTGCTCGTGCCTCGGTGGCAGAGATAGACAATGGCAACACGAGGGTGAAGCTAGAGGCACCGAACGGCCTCAACAATGGCTACTCGTTTCAGTCGGGTGCCACCACCATTATCCCCGCAAATGTCACTACGGCTGACTTTAATGCACCGCAGACGTTGGTTCTGGCAGGTCTTGGTGATGTTTCTGCGGACTCCGTGCTTCTTCGCGCCAATGGTGTGCAGGTCGCAACCGGAACTGGCGATCAGGGCTCGGGGAATTACGCTGCTCTGCCGGCATACATTGGGCGCAGTCAGGGGACAGCACAGCCCTTCAACGGACGCATCTACAGCCTCATCCTTCGCTTCGGCCCGAACCTCTCCAACTGGACGCTCAACCAGATCGAGGACTGGGTGAACAGCAAGACGGGGGCGTGGCAGGCGTTCCTCCCCGCATCGCTCTTCTCCTCTGGCGAGCAGGGCATCTGGCTCGATCCATCCGACTTCTCAACGATGTTCCAGGACACTGGAGGATTTGTCCCAGTGACCGCCCCAGGGCAGTCAGTCGCCATCATGCTCGACAAGTCGCAGGGGCTGGCACGTGGACCGGAACTGCTTGGGACAGGCGTGGTATCGCAGAACGGGACGCCACCCTCACCCGCTACATACGACCCGGTTACTGGTGTGGGGACCGCCCCGCGAACAGACGTGAGCAACATGGGCTACCCACTGTTCGCCGCCATCACCGGAGCGTGGTATGCCGTTGATGTGGAGAACACAGGCACGGCGTCCATCTCCGTGCGGACAGGTGGCACAGGCAACCCCATCGCCACACTCACGGCGGGTCAGCGTCGGACAGTCCTCCTCTCCGTGCTGTCTGCCAGCATCACGATCTGCAACAACGACAACAACAGCACTGCCACCTACAGGCTCTACTCTCTTTCTCGCCTGTTCGGGAACCACGCGACACAGCCCACCACTGCAAGTCGCCCGATCCTTGGAAGGAACCCAGCCACAGGAATTCGCAACCTCCTCACGTTCACCGAGGAACTCACGAATTCTGTCTGGATAAAGGGAACGGCTGCGCCTGGAGCCATGCCGGTGGTGACCCCAAACTACGGCGTGGCTCCCGATGGAACCCCCACAGCAACACGCTTTCAGCTAGACGGAGGACCCTCTGGGGGAGTGGGAAACTCTCAGGTCGCCTCATCACAGTTCAACGTACCATCCGGTCAGCCGAACACGGTGGCATCAGTCTGGCTGCGCTCGCTGGCGGGGGACGTACTGGTGACCATTCTCTCCTGCGGAGCGGTACAGAACTTCAACGTCACCAGTGAGTGGCAGAGGGTCACCTATCCCCGAACAGGGGTGACTCCTGGCAACCATGAGATACGCATTGCCAAGCGGGACATCTGGGGTACTCCCGGTGCCGCAGATATCCTCGTCTGGCACCCACAGGCTGAGTTCGGGGCTGTTGCCACGAACTACCAGAGAGTCGGGGCCTCGATCGACATCACCGAGGCAGGCGTCCCCGATCTCTATTACCTCGCGTTCGATGGCGTGGACGACTTCCTTCTCACCGGCACAGTCACGCCGGGAACGGACAAGGCCCAGGTGTTTGCGGGTGTTCGCAAGCTGAGCGATGCTGGCACCACTGGCTGCGTGTTCGAGACAGGCACAGGCGCTGGATCGCTATCACTTGAAGCCCCCCGAAACGCTGACGCACCTGACCTTGGGTTTACAAGCAGAGGAAGCGTGGCGGTCAATGCTATCTCCCCGGCTACATTCCCATCTCCTCTCACTACAGTGCTGGCCGGCCTAGGAGACATTTCCGGAGACAGCGCAAGCCTTCGGGTAAATGGTGTCCAGGTTGCCCAGACGCTAACTGATCAGGGTACTGGTCAGTTCATTGCGAGCGTCTGCTACATCGGTCGACGCACTGGTTCCGCTCGCCCGTTCAACGGTCGCATCCACAGCCTGATCTGTCGCTTCGGCCCTAACCTCACCAACTTGCAGATCGAGGGCGCGGAACGACACGTGGATGAAAAAACGAGGGCATATTGACATGCAAAGTGCAGTCTTGATTGTTCCCCTCACCCAGCACGCTCTTGCCGACCAGCTTGGCGAGGCAATGGGCTGGGGGCCGAACAACTACAGCGTTCCCCTGTCGCCATCGGGAACCGAGCCCGCAACCCACTTTGGCCTCCATGCTTGGGTAACGCAGGACTTCGTGGAAATGATGGCGGCGGTGGGCTCGGGAAATGTGCCTCCGGTCCCCGGCATGACGCCGGCTGAAGTGGTGGAGGTCACTTCCGCCTTGACCGTTTCGATCCAGACAGACTCCACCGGGCACTGGGCCGGCGTCCTGGCTGAGCATGGGCTCCAAGTCGTAGCTTAAAGGCTTCCGACCAGTCACTCCGCGCCGTCCAAATGGGCGGCGTTTTTCGTTTAGGGAAACCAATGGCGACATCTTCGCAGATCACGACATGGATCTCAGAGGTTGAGGCTCAGCGCCAGAAGGTCGCTTTGGGCCAAGCCTTTGTCGACATCTGGCGTGATGGCCGCCGCGTAACGGTGGAGGTCACTGGCCTGCCCGATCTCGAAAAGTACCTTCAGACGCTTCGCTCCGAATTGGTGGAAGCGCAGATCGCAGAAGGCTTGACGCCAACCCGGCGCCGCAGCGCCATCAGCCTCGCTTACAGGAACTGATCGCATGGGAATGATGGACCGCATCAAGGGCTTTTTCAGCCCTTCTGCAGACGCGCTCGCGATTGGGCAGAATACGCGCGATGCGGCACGCCATGACCTGTCGGAGTTCTCGGGTTGGAATCCCGGCATTCGCTTTGCTGGCACAACTTACGGCCGGGACTGGGATGTCATCGCAGGTCGCGCTCGCGATCTGGATGAAAACAATGGCTGGATCAATGGCGGTCTGGATCGCCGCGTTGAATCTGTCATTGGCATCAACATCCGGCTCTCGGCTCAGCCCGTCCACACGCTGCTTAACCGCGACTTCGAATGGCGCATGAAGTGGACTGCCGATGTGCAGGACCGTTTCAAGGTCTGGGCGAACGACATCGACCACCGGAACGACGCCCGCCAACGCCTGACTTTCGGAGCGCAAGCGAAGCTGGCTTACCTCGGCTATCTGCGGGACGGCGAAGCCGCTGCTGAGGTCCGCGACAACGCGCGTGGCCTGTCCAACACCACCAACGTCCTTCTGGTTGAGCCGGAACGGATTTCCACCCCTGCCGACCGCATGGCGATGGAGGGGCCGCTGCTCCGCAATGGCGTGGCAATGGATGGAAACGGCGCTCCGATTGGTTACTGGGTCCGCTCGGGCCACCCTCAAGATCCGACCCCGGACGGTCGCAACCTTCGCTGGGATTACATCCCGGCCAAGGGCCGCACTGGTCGCGCCAAGTTCCTGCACATCTACTCGCCCCGCCGTGCAGAGCAGAACCGTGGAATCAGCCGCCTCGCTGAGGTGATGATCCCCTCCAAGATGCTCGACCGTGTGGATCGGGCAGAGGTCGAAGCCGCTCTCAAGGCGGCAATCATGTCCTTCTTCATCAAGTCTCCGGGCACAACCGAAGACGTGAAGGGGATGCTGGCACCGGACAGCAATGACGCCCAGGTCGACCCTTGGGTTGAGGCTTACGCGAAGTACCGCGGTGAAACCCCGATCCGAATGGATGGGGCATCGATCGGCCATCTGCTCCCGGACGAAGACGTTGTTGCCGGGCCGTCGAACCACCCGAACAGCAACTATCCCGACTTCGCCCGCTTCGTCCTCCAGAAGATCGCTGGCTCGCTCGGGATCAGCTACCCGCAGCTTTCGCAGGATTGGGCGGGGATCAATTATTCCTCCGCCCGCGCGTTGCTCAACGAAGTGTGGCGCTCCTTCATGGAAGACCGCCTCTATTTCACCCAGCACTTCCTCACCCCGATCTACGCGGCGTGGCTTGAGGTCGAAGTCGCCAATGGCGCTGTGAAGGTGCCGGGCGGCCCCGCCAACTTCTACCGCCAGAAGACGGCGATCTGCATGGCCGAATGGATTGGTCCGGGACGTGGTTCGGTCGATCCCAAGAAGGAAGCGGACGCGAACAATGCCGACACGGCTGCTGGTCGCAAGTCTACGGTCGAATGCATCCTTGAAGGTGGCCGAGATCCCTCGGACGTTCTCGCCGAAGAGGCTTGGTACACCAACGCTCGCAAGGCACACAAACTCGATCCCGTCAACCACAACGTCAAAGCCGCCGATGCTGGCGGGTCAGAAGATGGCGGTGCTGGCGGCACGCAAGATGACCGCGACGGCGACGGCCAGCCCAATGAGGAAGCCCGCAAGAAGAAGGTGGCAGCATGAGCAAGTTCGCGCGGGTCGCATCCCGCCTTTTCAACGCCCCGCTGATGCTTCGCCCCGAAAAGGCGGAGATGCTTTGTGCTGCGCTGGTCGACCGCCTCGGCATCGCCAAGTTGGACACGATTGACGGGCCTTCATTGGAGGCCGCCCAGCTTCGCCTTCAGGCATCCGATTGGATGGCGGAAGAGGAGCCTAAGAGCCCTGCTCGCCGCCAATACACCATTGAAGAGCGCGTTGCCCGCATTCCGATTGAGGGAACCTTGGTGCACCGCCTTGGCGGCGTCTCTCCTTGGTCGGGCATGGTCGGTTATGATTGCCTTGAGCGTGTCATTGAGGATGCGCAGAACAACAAGGAAGTCGGCGCCATCTTGCTCGACATCAATAGCCCCGGCGGCGAAGTGGCTGGCTGTTTCGACTTTGCCAAGAAACTGCGTAGGATGGGCCTCCGCGGCGGTGGAAAGCCCATCATTGCGTTTGCTAACGAGATGGCTTGCTCGGCGGCATATGCGATCGCCTCATCTTGTGATCGGATCTACACTACACAAACCGGCATCGTCGGCTCAATCGGCGTCTATACCCTCATGGTCGACATGACCAAAGGGCTGCAGAAGGGCGGTATTGAAGTGAAGATGATCCGTGCCGGCGAGCGTAAGGCGCGCGGCGGACCATACGAAAAGGCTGACGCCGAGACGGTTACGAAGTTGGGACTATGGGTTGACGAGACTTGGCGAATTTTTTGCCAGCATGTCTCAGAAGGTCGCCCGCTCTCTCCCGGAGCAGTCCGTCTCATGGAAGGCGACTGGTACACCGGCCCTCACGCCCTCGACGTTGGCCTCGTCGATGGGGTGGATACACCTGAGGCCATCTTCGACGCGGTAGCTGCTCTAGCCCGCTGATCTTCACAAGAAAGGACTACCTATGACTGTAGCCTCCACGGGGCTGCTTAAGGGGTTCGTGCGCGCTGGAAACGGCGTGACCACGATCGCCGAGTTGCAGACCGATGACCTGCTCGCCGAGATGACGGACGAACAGAAGGCCGCGATCGCAGCCACCCTCGCCCCTACGGCAGCAGCCTCGGCCGAAGCCGAGATGAAGCCAGGCAAGGAAAAGGGCAGCGAGGACGGCGACGATGACGACAAGGGCGGCGACAGCGATCCGGAAGACAAGATGGAAGGCAAGGACGGAGCATCCGCCAACGCCTCCACCGATCGCGTCAAGGCAGTGGCCGCCGCCGTTGCCACTAATCCTAACTGCAAGGGCAAGGCCGAACTGGCCCTTTCCATGCTGGCCGATGATGACTTCGCCGGCCTTTCTGCCTCCGGGCTGGTCAAGCTGCTTGGCAAGACCCCCGCTACCACCTCTGCTTCGGCTGCGGCCGGCGTGGACCCCGAAGCCGCCGCTCGTGCTGAGATGCGCGCAGCGATCGACGAAACGGGCAATTCGAACATCGATGCGGGCAACGGCGGTGCATCCGCCAACAAGCCCAATCCTTCGGCAGGATGGGCGCGGGCTACGGCTCGCGTGAACAGCCTGCGCGGCTTCAAGTAACCCCCGGTCCTTAGGGAAGGAACCCAACCATGACCACTCTCACGGAAAACAACCGGAACTGGGAATTCCTTGTTTCGGAAAACAACGGCGACTTCAGCCGTGAATCGTTTACCCTCATTTCGGGCCAGAACCTGAAGGCTGGCACTGTCCTCGGCAAGATCACTGCCTCGGGCAAATACACCATCCTCAACACCGCTGGCGCTGATGGTTCGCAGAACGCCGCTGCCATCCTCGGCCCGGCAACCGATGCTTCGGGCGGTGACAAGCGCACCGCTGGTATCGTTGGAGCCCCTGGCATCTCGGTCGAAGTGAACGGCAACCTGCTCGTGTGGCCTGCCGGCATTTCCGCTCCGAACCGGACTGCGGCCATCGCCGCTCTCGCCGCCCTCGGCATCAAGGTCCGCTAACCCCTCCGAAAATTCGCTGAAGCCGCAACCCGGTAGCACCTCGCTTCCGGGAACGGCTCTGCATACCTCAAGGAAACAAGCCAATGGCTACTTTCGACGTTTTCCGTCAGGACGCTTTCAACATCATTGAGATGACGAACGCGATCCGGGACATCAAGACCGTCCCCTCGTTCCTCGACACGCTCGGCATCTTCACGCCGAACCCCATCACCACCGAGCGTTTTGAAATCGAAATGATCGGCGATGGCACCCTCGCCCTCATCCCGACCACCGAGCGCGGTTCGCCCCGCACTGGTATCGGCCGTGATCGCCGCACCATGCGCGACTTCTCGACCGTTCGCCTTCGCCAGTACGACACGCTTCGGGCGGCGGAAATTCAGGGCGTGCGCGCTTTCGGTTCCGAAACCGAAACCGAAGCGATGCAGATGGTTGTGGCCCAGCGTCAGGAAAAGCTGCTCCGCCGTCTTCGCCTGACCAGCGAGTATCACAAGCTGGGCGCCATCAACGGTATCGTGCTGGACTCGGATGGCACCACCACGATCCGCAACTTTTACACCGAGTTCGGCATCACGCCGCCGACCGAAATCGGCTTCAACTGGGCATCGCGTACCGATGTCACCGGCTACCTGCGCCAGACGGTCATCCGCCCGATGATCCAGGCTCTCGGTGGTCGCTGGACGCCGGGCGCTCGTATCGTCGCGCTCTGCGGCGATGCCTTCTACGACGCCCTGATCGCCAACTCGGAAGTCCGCGTCAGCTACCTCAACTGGCAGGCCGCTCAGGGCCTTCGCGGCAATGCGGACGGCATCGGCCAGGCATACGGTTCGTTCACCTTCGGCAACATCGAATGGGTGAACTACCGCGGCACGGACGACAACTCGACCGTGGCGATCGGCTCGACCAAGTGCCGCTTCATCCCGGTCGGCATCCAGGACGTTTTCCAGTCGGTCTATTCGCCGGGTGAATCGTTCGAAGTGGTCAACACCCTCGGGCAGGAGTTCTACTCCAAGGTTGTTCCCGATCCCTCGGGCTACAACGAGTTCGTGGAAATCGACGTGGCTTCGTACCGCCTCGATATGTGCCTTGCACCGCAGGCACTCCTGCAGGGACGTTCGGGCGCCTGATCGAATTAGGGCCGCTTCTGCCGGGGCGGCCCTTCCCTTTCCCATTCCAAACAAAGGAACCGGCTCATGTCGGAACTCATCACTTGCATCGCACTGATGCCATTCTCGCGCTTCGTTTCCGGCCATGGCATCATCCATGGCGATCCGGACAACAGCAAGGCCAAGAAGGTCAACGTACCCGAGCACTCGGTACAGAGCTTCATTGACGAAGGCTTCGTAAAGCCCCCGAAGGGCTATGAGGCTCCCACAGTCGAAATCGTTCTTCCGGGCGCGCCGGTTGGCGAAAATGGCCCTCCCGCTGAGGGTGAAGGCGAAGGCGAGCAAGGCGCTCCCGTATGACGTTCCCGGCGTTGGAAGATCTGGAGGATCAATTCCTCAACCGCACCTGCATGGATGTGCTTGGTGACAGTCTGGAGTTCAAACTCGCAGGCGGTTCTTATGTCCCGATGAAGGCATACGGCGATTTCGCTGATGCAATTCGGGATCTGTCGACCGGTACGGTGATCTCGCAGGACATTTCTCTGCAGATGCTCGCCACAGATCTTCCGCGCCGCCCCATCGAATCCGACCGCGTGCGCATCTCGCGCCTTGGGGCATCGATCTACAAGCCGACCAACGTGCGCCGCTCTCAAGATGGCAAGCACTGGGAGTTCGAACTGGTGAAGGTCAATGCCTGACACCGCCCTCGCCAAGATCGAGAACGCTCTGGCTGCGCAAATTCGCGCGTGGCCGGCGCTCGCCTCCTACACCGTGCTCGTTGATGAGAGCGATGATGTCGCCGTCCCTGCCGAGATGGATAAGGTCATCCGCGTTTACACCGTGGCTTGGACAATGGACCAGGCAGATGAGCAGAATCAAACGCTGCACAGCGCCACAATCGAATTTGAGGCGATAGGCATCACACAGGCAGCGGGCTCGATCAGCCGGGCCTGCCAAGAAACCATCGCCCACATCGTCGCCGCCATCGCCTCCGACCGATCGGTGGGCCAACGGCTTCAGGACATTCAAGAGGTCGATGTCGCCTCTGCCGGAGCAACCGGCAGGGACGCAGACTCCGCCTCTCTGCAAACCACCGTCCAGTTTTTCACCCCCCGCAATGACTGGTTCACCATCCTCGGGATGGGCGGGCAGACCTTCTAAACCCCCGAAAGGACAGACCATGGCCGAACTCGTTTGCCCGCCTCTGGGCACGGGGAGCGTCGACATGAACGCGCTCCACGATGTCGCAAAGAAGAACAAGCCGATCGATGACAAGGTGATTGCATCGGCCACCACCACCGTTGCCGCCGAAGAGGCCGCTCCGGACACGCCTGCCGCTGCCGCGGACCCGGCCTGACCCTCGTAAAGAAAGGACGCCTCAATGGCCCTTAAGTCGAACAACACGGCGGTCGCCATCGCGATCCAGTCGGTAGTGGACGTGTTCACCACGCCGACCCAGCCCGCCGACCTCATGCCGGTTTCGAACCTGAGCCTTCAGATCGAATCCGTGAACATCGCCAACGACGAATACACCGGCTCGCCCGCGAAGAACGCGGATCAGGTCGCCGGCAAGCGCGTCACGCTCGGCTACACCGTAAAGCTGCGCCCGCCCGCTGGCACCGTGGTTCCTGCTGCAAACGCCTTCCTGCTCGGCCGCCTCTTCCAAGCTGCGAAGATGACCGAACTGCGCACGGCAACGGCCATCCCGGCTGCTGCGGAAGCAGGCTCGGCCGGCACCACCACAGCACTGACCCTTGGTGCTGGCGCTGCTGCAACGGCTGACATCTACAAGGGGATGGCAATCAGCCTCGCCAGCATGGGCACGGACTACAAGACCCGCATGACGGCGATCCGGGCTTATACCGCCGCCAAGGTCGCAACCTTCGTGGAAACCTTCGGTTCGGCTGTCACGGGTAACTACCAGATCCCGCCGCAGCTTGGGTACATGCGCGATGTCACCGCGAGCGATCCCATCATTCTGTCGCACTCGGTCTGGCTGGACGGCCACCGCTTCGACCTGATGAACTGCCGTCTGACCTCGCTGCAGATCGTCGTTCCGACCTCCACCCGCGACAACGCGGCTTACCCGGAGGTGCAGGTAACGCTCGATGCGATGATCTCCACACATGCTGCGCAGGCAACGCCATCGGTTCCGGCTCTCGGCGCCGTTCCCTTCTACAAGGATGGCGATGGCTGGCTCGCCCAGACCCGTCTTGGTTTCCAGAACTTCACGCTGGATCTTGGCGTGCAGACGGAAAGCGCGCCCAACCCGAACCGTGCGGACGGCAGCGACATCTCCGACATCGTTGCGCTCACTCACAGCCTGAGCATGACGCGCCAGAAGTACCTGCCCGCGACGTTCGACCCGCTCGCTCTGGCAGATGCGCAGGGCTACATGTCGTTCTTCGCACAGTGGGGCACCGGCCTCGGCAATCTCGTGCAGATCGTCGTGACGGACGGCCGCCTCGACTATCAGAGCCCCGACCTCGGCGGCGGCCTGATCATGGAAAACGGAAACCTGCTGATCGACGCGCTCAACAGGTCCACATGTGTGAACTTTACGTTCTAGTTGACGAAAGAATATCCAGAGTAGCCGCTGCGACATCTATTTCTTACGGTAGCGTAGGAAACGCCCAAATGTGTCGCAGCGGCGCTAAGAGACTTGAACATTATCCCGTCAACTGACACTTTCTGGGCTGAATTACGACACACGGCCCTCATTCGGGAAATATGCTCTGGAGATCCCTTCGGCGGTTTACTTCTGGAACGCTGCCCCTCATCGACGTAATAGTACCCCTGCCAACCGGTAGAAATTCGCAGGTGGATGTTCGAAAGCGAGATGTTCAAGGCATTTGCAGCCTGTGACATCATCTCAAACCGAACACCACCGGCAACCACTGCGCGAGCCCGACCATGGTTCGCGCCTCGCTTTCGGGTCACTGCAGATCCTTCACCTCCTTCGGTGAAATTGGTCAGCGGGCCTTTCCGTTCAATAATACGTCCAACCTTCCGAATGGCGGACGTTTCCAATTCCATCGCCTCTTCATCGGTCATCTCAACGCCGATCAGGGAGTAGATGGGCTCGAAACCTTTGCGGCGCATTTTGTCGCAGATCGCCTTCTTCAGAAGGTTCGTGCGGTCTTTGGCGTAGAAGTGATTAAATACCCTTCGGCCCTTACCCTTGCCGACATACATCGGCTCGCAATGGGGCTTATCGCATCTCCAAATGACATAGACGTAGTGCTTGTCAGGACTGTGCGAGCGCAACCTCTCCTTGAGGTCGTCACGGGTCATCAGGTTCCCGTGGTCCCTAATCTCCAGGATCTGGAAAAAGTTTCTCATCAACCTTGCCTGCCACACGGCAGGACACATCTGAAAGGACAATCCTGAGTGCCCCAGGACATCCCTTTGGAGGCGAGCGAAGTGCTCGCCTTCACCCCCGCCAGCCTTGAAGCCTTGGAGGACGCACCTGTATTCCGGCTTCGGGCCCCCTCTTCGCGCGACAAGCGATTCCACCGCCGTCTCTTGGTGGAAGAAGGCATTGCCTTTCATGATCACCAAGCCATCCGAGCAGAAGTGCTCAAAGGGCTAGAGCAAATGTGGGACGCTGAGATTTTTGAGCAGCAAGTCCCGGTCGTGAAGGCCTATTGGGAAGCGCGCGACGATTACGATGCGCAATTAAAAGATGATCCAGCGCTGGTCTGGAATTATGACAAAGCTATTGAAGAAGCTGTCAATCGGCTCCTCCATAACATCCGTCAATCATGGCCACCGCTCAGACGAATGCTGGCGGACAATTCGGAATATGGGAATCTCGCCGCGCCGATGCTTGTTGCGGTTACGGTCAAGGGTTTCACCAACCTTCCCGTGTCTGCGCGCCTTGAGAGGGGATACCTTACTGTGGAAACTGCCGAATCCATTGAGGATGCCTTAGCTGCATGTGAAGCGCAGCACGGCCTTGAAGAAGGCAATGCTTGGAGTGAACTGACGGTCGCGTGCTCTCGGCGGATGTACTTGGACCGGAGTGAAGTGGGAAACTCCGAATCGCAGTCGCAATCGCCGACTGCCCCGGTGCTTTCGAACGAGAAGATCACCTCGGAAAAGGCTGGGAAATCCCAGGCGTCGGCACGTTCAAAGAAAACCCGCGCAACCGGGTAACGGAAGATCATTGGAGTTTGCTGCGTATTCATCGGGACTGCGATCGCGGCATGGCCGGTTTCGTATATCCCGATGGGGGCGCGCTTCTTGATCAGCCTTTGTTGCTCTTGGAAGCCTTCTCCGTCATCAGTTCAGCAAAGGCAGCACTGAGAGTGAGACGGCCAGAATGAGTAAGGTTTTTATACTCGGAACGCTCCTGCTGGTCGGATGCCAGTCCGAAGCAGAACGAGCCAAGCAGCGGTATGAATTCTTGCGAGAGCAATCTGCCTCTGCAAGAACATTATGCCTTGAAGCTCAAAAAGTCATCGATGCTGTAGCGGATGAACGAAATTCTGCAGAGTATACAAGTTGGTCAATCGAACAACAAAGCCAATGTCTGAAGGACCAAGAGCTATACCAATGAGCTAAGCGCTGTCGTAAGAAGCCTTCTTATTGCTTCCGGTCTGTTTGGCAAATCTGGCTGCTTGGCTCTCCAAGCATCAAGTGTCGCCAACAATTCGGGCTGCAATCGGGTTCCTATAAGCTCACCGGTCTGAGTAGGGCGCTTTTTTCGCGATTGCGTGTTATCACCAGTTGACGTGCTCATGATTGCGCGTTAACACGAAATCAGAGCCGAGGCAAGGGTGCAACCTCGCCCCGGCTCCTAACCACAACCGATCACAAGGAGATCAGGTCATGGCTGAGATGGCCAATACGCCCAAGCCTTCCGCATGGGAAGGTGCAATCAGGGCAGAACGCTTTGCGCGGTCTGTGATGAACCGCTACCGCAAAGAGATCACGATACCAGTTTATCGCGCACTTGATGATGGTGCGGCGATATACGAAGAAGCGCGATCTGCTGAAGAGGGTTGGGCACCTTACACGGCGGCTCACTACGATGCGGTCAAGGCATTGCTTGAGACTCCAGCCCCGCATCTGAGTGCGATTGCCGAAAAAATCGACATCGGCATGACTGTGAGTTTCTTCGAGAACGGCGAGGAAGTGAGCGACGTGATGAAGGTGCTTGCCAGCGATATCCGCAGGCTGACCGCCGCCTGAGGGCGGTAACAGATCCAAATCAGAAAATTACACCAGATACCGAGATCGAGGCCCGACTGTGACGGGTCTTGGGGGAGCCGCCGCGTTGTGTGCCGCTAAAACCATACAGCGCGGCGGCTCCGTTTTAGCATGGCGGTCACAGCGCCAAACCAAGGAGGCCCTTTATGGGCGAAATTGTTACTGTCAACTTCCGTGGAGATGAACTCTACGGGTTCAAGCAGGATGATGGCACGTTCTTAGCCCTCAAGCCTATGGTGGAAGCCATGGGTTTGAATTGGTCTGGGCAAGAGCAACGTGTCAAACGTGACCCCGTTTTGAGCGAAGGTATATGTGTCATGCATATACCTTTCGGTCGTGGTGGCGCCCAAGATGCCCTTTGCATCAAACTTGAACTGGTCAACGGGTGGCTGTTCGGCATCGACAGTGGCCGGATCAAGGATGAAACTGTGCGCGAGCGGGTCATCCTGTACCAGCGCGAGTGCTATCAGGTGCTGCACGATCATTTCGCAGGCAATATGCGCCCGCGGCAGTTCGATACCGCGCCTGATGAATTGCCGACAACAGCGGAACGGCTTCGTTTGGTGACGGAGGCGCGGCAGACGTTCAGTCAAGTGGCTGCGCGCGAAATGTGGTTCCGGCAGGGCTTGCCGATTGTTCCGAGCATGGTCACGCCCTCGCAAAACGACCTGTTCAATTATTCTATGATCAATCATGCTGGCGAAGGTCAAACCGAAGTCGCCTAAATCCATCAAGAGCACTGACCCAACGAAGGGGAGTCGGAAACGGCTCCCCTTTTTCATTGGAGCATTGAATGAAGCTGACTGTTACGCTGAATGCGGATGGCATTGACGCCTACGTTGACAGCTTCTTCAAAGATACCGGTGTGGTTTTGGAAGGCGCCATGCTGCGCGCAACCGATCGGGGGGCGAAGCGGCTGAAGAACGGCATCCGCCAAGCCATGGCCGGTGCTGGCCTTGGCCGTCTTGGCAATGCTTTTGGCTCTACCTCAGATGAAGAGCGTGGTGGCATCCAGCGGCGCTACAGCAATGGCGGGTTCAGCGCATCGGGCACCGTCTATGTCCGGTCGAAGTCTGAGCGCACCTTGGGGGCGATCCAATCCTATGTGGAAGGATCGACTATCGCCCCAGTCCGCGGACGCTGGCTGTGGATTCCGACAGACGCGATGCAGCGGGTTGCCGGGAAAGGCAAGAACAAGCGCCGTCTCACGCCTGGCAATTGGGCGGAGTTGGGCATGGAGGCCAAGTTGGGGCCTCTGCGTTACCTCAAGTCAGCCAATGGCTGGCCTCTGGCGGCGGTAGAGAACGTTGGTGTTTCTGCAACCGGTGCCGCTCGGTCAGCCCGTGGCCTGACCAAGAGGGGCGTGGCTCGCAAAGGGCAAATTCGAAAGCAACTGCTTGTTTGCTTCATCGCAATTCCGAGAACCTCGCGCTCCGCGCGCATCAATATTCAAGCGCTGCTGAGCGAAGTGGCGAAGGAACTGCCGGCCTTGATCGGCAATGAACTCAGGAAGGTGTGAACGTGGCAGGTGGATACAAGTTCGCACCGCTGAACGTGCGTGCGGTCTATCAGAACGATGGTAGCGCCAAATCGTCTTTCCTTGCCGAAGTCGCAAAGATGACGAACGATGCGGGCAAGCTGTTCAAGGACTTCAGCAATGAGGCCCGGACCCAACTAGACGCGGCGCTTTCTGTTAAGCGCAACAGCGCTGGTTCCTTGGACCTCGGCGTGGATGAATTGCGCGCCGCAGCGGCTGCGCAAAATGCTCGCGCAATTGCTGCGCGGGAAGTCGCCGCCGCCACCGCGCTCGCTGCCAAGGAAGAGGGAGACTATTCGCAAAAAACACGCCTCGCTGTCGCGGCAACACAAGCGCTAGCAATAGAAGAAGAGCGCGCCGCCGCACAGGCTCGTGCTCATGCTCAGGCCGCAGAGCAGGTGCAAGAGCGATTAAATCGCCAGGCTTCGGCAACGGATGCTGTGGTCGCAGCAACAAGGCGCGGCACCTCCGAAATGGGCAACGTTATCAACGGCATTCGTGCCCAGCGTGTAGCTTTCACGCAATTAGGTCAACAGTTGCAGGACGTGGTGGTGCAAACCCAAGCGGGCACCAACGCGACAACGATCTTCGTGCAGCAGGTCCCCCAAATGGCATTCGCGCTTTCCGGTCTGACCGAAAGCACGAACAAATTTCAGGCTCGGATCGGCAAAGCTGCCCAGTTCCTTGCAGGACCTTGGGGTGCGGCGATCTTTGCAGCAACTGCTGTTCTTGCACCCTTCATTTCGGAGTTGCTGAACTCTGGTAATGCTCTCGATGAGCTTGTTGCAAAACTCAAAAAGGATGCAGAGGAAACCGAAAAGGCGCGGCTTGCGAAAGAACTATTCAAGAAAACAGAAGAGGGGGTCCGAAAGGCCATACTTGATCAGAGGGAGGCTCTCGATCAGCAGGAAAAGTCACTTGTTAGCTCGGCTCAGCGTGCGCGTGATGATGCAAAGGCAAATCTTGATCGGGAAATTCAGATTCGACGAACCACTGAGGCCCTGCTCCAGCAAGCTTTAGCAGAGCAGGAGATCCAGCGCATTCGTGCCCAAGCTCCAGGGCAAAGGGGTGAAAACGCCACCTTTGGTTTTGAAAACTCAACGCGGCAAGCCTCGGCTTTAGAGGAGCGCCTGCGTAAGGCGACCGAAGCTGTTAAGGTGGCGCAGGGCAATTTTGGTCGAGCCCAATCGTTCTTCGACGTGGAGCGGGGACGGCGTGCAGCCGATCCCGTGCAAGTGATCGAGGATCGTTACAAGAGACTGATTGAACAGGCGCGGCGACGTGCGGTTGCTGAAGGCAAGGTTGGTGAATCTCTCGAGCGCCAAGTCAAAGCCTTGGAGCGTCAGAAGAAAGCGGCGCTTGATGCGCTGACCCCTTCGCGGGCCTCGAGCAGCGGGATGAGTGGTCGCGAGATCAGTTCTTCTGAAGCGTCTTCGATCGCGCGGAAAGCCGGATTTCAGGTCAACTCCGCAGACCGATCCTTCAGTAAGCAGAAGGCGTTGTATGATCAGTGGGTCGCGGCTGGCCGCCCGTCTGACAATCCTGTCGCGAAGCCTGGAACCAGTGCTCACGAACGTGGAAATGCGTTGGACATCCAGTTCGGGCAGGGCGTGACCCCGGCCTCTATTCGCAAGGCTTTTGCTGATGAGGGGGTTCGGCTTACGAAGGTCTTCAAGGAGCGCGGCCATTTCCATGTGGAGTGGAGCACTTCTGGCGCGGATAAAGTTCTGCGGGAAATCGAGCAGATTGATAACTTCGGCAAGTCGGCTGCTGAAACAATTGCCCGGATCAACGAGCGCTTCAATGAGCAGCCTCGCCTGGTCGATCAAGCCGCTGCAGCTACACGCGAACTGGATCGGACGATTGCTGAATTGAATGAGCAGCAGCCGGCAGGTTTCAAGCAGATGATTGCAGATGCAGAGGCTGCAAAGGGCGTCATCCAAGACGCACTGCTTCGACCTCTTCGCGATATCACGAAAGAAACGCAGCAGCAGATCCAGTACCAAATGCTTCTGCTGCAAGGCCGCGATGGTGAGGCACAGGCTCTTCAGCAAATCACCCAACTAGAGCGCAGCCGCATCACTTTAACTGAAGCGCAGAAGAAAGAGGTCACGGCGACGGCGGTCGCGTATCAACGCATTAGCGAGGAAATGCAGCGCGCAGCCGAAGTGCAATCCTCGTACCTCGATGCGACTCGCTCAATACGTCAGGAGGTCGAAGGCGTACTTGGTGGCTATGGAAGCCTCGCCAGTCTTGGGTCGGTTATCAAACGTCAGTTCCAAAACGTTCAGGGCAAGGTGCTCACTGAGCAACTATTTGGGGATATGTTCCGTGACCTTGATCGCTGGGTGAAAAAGGAGACCGGCATCAAGGATAGCGTGGATATCTTGACGTCAGAGACAGAACGGGCTGGTTCTGCTGCTGGCCTCATGGCCGACGCACTAGCCGACGCAACACGCCGTATTTCTGGTATCGGAACGCCTTCAGCCGGGCTGGTTTCAGGGCCAAATGCAACAACCTCTTGGGGTTGGCCCGCTTCGTTGTCGATTCCAGCATCCATTCGGAACCCGGCTTACGATGGCGATCCGAACCCGATCACTGTTGCCGGCGCAAAGGCAAACAAGCCTGTTAAGACCACCGTGAATGATCTTACTCCGGCAGATTTCTTCATGCGAATGGGGAACTCGATCGGCTCAAAATTGATCGCGGCGCTAGAGGGTGCCTTGGGCGGGCGCACGTTCCTGTCCAAATTCACAAACACAATCGGCGGTGCAATTGGGGGCTATGCAGCGCTTGGCACCAAATTTGGAGCAGGCCTCGGTGCAGCGCGCGGTTTGGCATTTGACTACGGCAAGGATCTCTTTGGCGAGAAGCTTGGAGACAAGATTCTCGGCAAATTCGATAAAGCGTTAGGTGGTGCCCAAACCGGATCGATGATCTCCGATATCAGTAATGCCCTAGGGCTGAAGATGTCGAAGACCGGTTCGCAGATCGGCGGCGCTATCGGCTCCTTCATTCCAATCCCTGGCGGGCAGATCATCGGATCAATCGCGGGTGGTCTGCTCGGCAACCTGTTCGGCAAGAAGGTAAACTCTGGCTACGCGCAGGTCCGCAATGGATCTGTGGTCGGCACTTATGGTCGCACAAAGGATCTGCAGAACGATGCATCTGAGGCCGCTGGCGGCTTGGTTGATACAATTGCGAGCCTCGCCAAGACTCTCGGCACCCGGCTCGGAAACTACGACTTCGACTTTGGCAAACGAAATGATCGTTATGTCGTAAATACGGGTGCTCGCGGTGTTTTCACCTTTGAGAACGAGCAGCAGGCGGCGGAGTTCGCGGTGCGCGAGGCGGTAGCTGATGGAGCATTCCTCGGAATGAAGGATGCCCAAAAGCGCCTCATCATGGCGAATGGCAACCTTCAGTCTCAAGTCGAGAAGGCGGTGAAGTTCGGCGACGTATTCAAGCAATTGAAGGCGATCAAAGACCCGGTGGGTGCAGCGCTGGATGATCTCAACAGCCAGTTCTCCGACCTGATCGACATCTTCAAGGAGGCCGGCGCGTCTGCTGAGGAATTGGGGAGCCTTGAAGAACTGTATGGCCTGAAGAGGAAGGATGCGGTCAAGCAGGCTCAGGAGGCAACGCTTGGCCCCCTAAAGTCTCTGCAGCAAAGTCTGAAGATTGGTTCGGACTTCTACAGCCTAAGAGATCGTCAGGCATCGGCGCAGGCGATTTACAACCCGCTCAAGGCGCGCGTAGCAGCAGGTGACACCTCGGCGTTCTCTGAGTTTTCAGATGCGGCACAAAGCCTGCTTGATATTCAACGGCAAATCTTTGGTTCGACTTCACCGTTCTTCGACCTGCTCAAGGAAGTAACGGACCTTTCCAATGGCGCCCTCACCTCCGAGCAGGCCAAGATTGACGCCGCGAACGTGAGCGACAGCCCGTTCAAGGATCTGGCTACGCAACAGCAGGCGACCACGAGCGCGATCGATGCGCAGACGGCTGCAATCGTCGCAGCGCTGGGCGGCATCAACGAAAACCTTGTGGCTGCGCTGCAGATCAAGGTGGCGAACAACAACTCTGGCGTCGACGTGACCTCGCTCCTGTCTTCGCGAGGTGCTTGGTAATGCCGATTGTCTGCCTCGCGAAGGTTTCCCCTCTCAATCCATCAACGGGAAACCGGGTCGATCTCTACATCTCGTCTGCGCAAAATCGTGCCGTCACTGGCTTAAACGGGCAGGTGTGGGAACCTGCTATGGCGGCATCTCCCACATTGTCGATCAACCTTTGGCAGGGCGATTTCCGTGAGCCGATCGACACGGGCGGCGCTTCGTTCTCAGTGAACATGGGCGTCCTGAAGATGACCTATGCCGGGTGCGATGCGTACAATTGGTCTGGCGCTCCGGTCGAGATCTATGCGGAAGAGCCCGGCACTGCATGGCCATGGTCGACGCGCTTCAAAGGGCGGGTCGCCAGCTACAGCCGGCGCAGCGATGTGCTCACGATCAATGCGAGCATCGAAACCGAGTTGTTCGACAAGAACATTCTCACCGCGACCTATGCCGGTACTGGTGGGGCGGAAGGCGGCGCGGACCTCAAGGGGCGACTGAAACCGCTGGTTGTCGGTTGGGCGCAGAACGTTGAGCCCATCCTGGTCGACGCAGTGAACAGCGTTTATCAGTTCTCAGGATATGGTGCGATCGAGGCCGTCTCGGTCCTTTATGAGCGTGCGGCCAGCTTTGGCGCTTCAGTCGGCGACTATGCCACGTATGCCGCGCTGGTTGCTGCCACCATCCCGGCAGGCCGTTGGGGAACCTGCTTGGCTGCGGGCATGGTGCGTCTGGGCGCTCCTGCTGCTGGTGTCATCACGGGCGATGTGCGCGGCCATCGCGTCGGAGGCACCACCCCTCGCCTCAGTGGCGCGGTCATCTCGGCTCTCGCCACAATTGCAGGGGTAAGCACGGCCAATATCGAAACGGCTACGCTCACCTCTCTCGATACGGCAGTGCCCTACCCCATCAACCTGGTTCTGACCGAGCAGGTGCAATGGCGAGAGATGGCCGCCCAATTGGCGCTGGCTTGCAACTGGCAGAGCGGCATCACCCTACCAGGCAAATGGTTCACGCTGGCTGTCACGCTTTCAGGTAGCGAGGTCATCACCCTCAATGCGCAGGGCGCGGCCATGCCGCAAGTCATCGCCTCCGATGAGGCAGATGTCAGCCTCCCGTACTACCAGACCATCTTCGGGGCCAATCGCTGCTGGAGAACGCAGACCTCGGATGAGATCGCGTTCACTGCCGAGTTGGTGCCACTGGGCCTTTACGCTGCCGGGACAACCTATCGCGAAGGCAATATTGTCGATCTGGCAGACGGCTCGACCTGGGTATACATCAATGCCACGGCTTCATCCGGGAATGCTCCTCCTACTTGGCCGACCACAAGCAATGCCTACTGGTCGAACCGGACGCCTCCCATCGCCCCAGCAAGCATCGGCGCTGCTACTTCCGCTGATGTTGCGGCTGCGTACGCACTCGCGCTTTCGAGAGGTAAGGTTTGGACCGGGCTGTCAATGCCTTCGGTTGCGGAAAGCAACGTAGGAGATACGTGGATTGCGCCCGATGGGACTTTCTATGATCGCGTCAACGAAGGCGGCATTCTTCTCGACGGGTTTGCGATCACACTTGCCGGATTTCGCCCTCGGATAGCATGGACGCTTTCCGCAAATCAGGCGTTGCGGGACACTCTGATCCAAGCCGATGCCGCTTACACTAGCGCAAACGATGCGATCGATCAGCTTATTGGCCTTGCTGACGACAACCTGATCACTCGCAACGAGAAGATCACCAAACTCATTCCAGAAAACACGCGGCTTGAGGACAAGTGGACGGCGCTATCTAGCGTTGCAGCATCGCTTTCGGTCAGCACAGCAGCAGCGTCTTCGGCACGCACGGCTTGGATCAGTTTTCTCGCTGGGATCTCCCCGGCTTGGAACGACACCACGCAAGATACGGTAGTAGCGCGCGCTTCGTTTAACTCTGCTCGCGATACCTACGACAATGCGCTGTATGACCTTGACCGGGCGATCAAGGCCCAAGCCGCAACTGTATCCACATGGGCAGGCGTATCTGGTTCGGGGCGCCCCGCAGACAATGCAACGCGCAATGTGGTGACGTATAGCAGCACCGCCCCCTCATCGCCGATCGACGGCGATCTGTGGGTCGATACTTCAGGAACGTTCGCCGTTTTCAAACTCCGCTCGGGAGGTGCCTGGGTCACTGGCGCAAATGCGCTTTCGGCCTACAATGCGCTGAGTGGAAAGCCGATTGCGCTTGCTGACATCAACACCACTGAATCGTCGAAGTTGTCTGGCATACAGGCTGGGGCGACGGTCGGCGCACCTTCAGGAACTCCAGTCGGAACAATCACGGCGGGGGACGTATCGGGTACGATCAACGCTGGCGGCGGTGTGGCAAGCAATCAAGTCCCCACGCCTGCCATCCAGCCTAATGCCGTCAGCGTCACCAGCAACGCCTACACTACAACCTCTGTTGCGCTGACCTCAGGCTCTTGGGTTGACGTCCAGAGCATCACTGTCTCGGCGTCTGGCGCACCGATCCTGCTACTTTTCAATGGGCAGGCGGCTCAGATCGCAAGCGGGATCTACAACATTCTCCGTTTCCGCATCCTGCGCGATGCAACGGTGATCTACGGCCCGGTCGAGAACTGGTCGTACCAGGACGAAAGCCGCAGCTTCTCGCTCAGCATCACTGACACGCCGTCCTCAGGAACGCGCACATACAAGGTGCAGGCATTCCTTCAGACCGGCTCCGGTGGGTCCTGCGATGTCTCCTACCGCTCCCTCATCGCCATCGAAACCAAGAGGTGACAATGATTGTCCCGTACACCGTTTTTAACTCGACCACGGGCGAAGCTTTACGCTCAGGTAGCTGCCAAGAGGAAGTCTTCGAGGCGCAAGCCGGCGAAGGTGAAATCGTTCTGCAGACTTCTGCACTGACCGTTGATGGCAATCGCTACGTAATTTGGAATGCCGCGAAGGATCAACGCGACCTGCATATCGATGGTGGCGCAATGACGCCATCAGGACCGGTCGACAGTGACAGCGAGGCAAGGTCCAACATCTCAGGGGCAGTCATCGGGGCCTTGGTCGCAAAGCAGGCCGGTGCGCCTTACTCGATCACCTGGACCATGCTCGACAACTCGGCGGCCCCTCTCAACGCCGACCAGATGATTGCTCTGGGCTTGGCTGTTCTGGCGCATGTTGACGCCTGCCATGACCGCGCCCGCCAGTTGCGCGCTGCGATCGAGGGCGCCGCAGACATGGCCGAACTTCTCAGCATCGACGTAACCGCTGGCTGGCCCAGCCTTGAAACGGAGGACTGATTATGGCGACCGAACAGGATTGGGCGGCCTACGCAAATCAGACTTCGGTAGGGACGGGCGACACGTTTCTCGCTCGCACCTCGGCAGGCGCTGGGGTGGAGATTCCGGGCGACCAGTTTCTCGCAAAGCGCGGTGATGGTGTCTTCTCCGCTGGCGGCACAGCGTCGGGAGATGGCGTCTATCTTCGGTTCTCCAATGGCTCGAGCGCCGCCAATAGCTTTGCAGCGATTTCTTTGGACCCTGGCAACAACGGGGTAAACAGTCGCGACGGCCAGATCCGCGCAATCAATAATGGCTCCAATGCCATTGATCTGTCCTTTCTGACTGCCAACGGTGCGGCTCCAACTGAAAAGCTGCGCATCACGAACATTGGCGCTGTCCGTCCGGGGGCCGACAACGCGCAAACGATCGGCACTTCATCATTCCGCTGGTCCACTGTCTTTGCCACTACCGGCACGATCAACACCTCAGACGAGCGTGAAAAGGAATGGCGCGGTGCCCTGACGGATGCCGAACTGCGTGCTGCGCGGCGCATTGCTGGCGAACTCGGCTTCTACCGCTGGCTCGATGCGATAGCCGAAAAGGGCGATGCCGCTCGCTACCACTTCGGTGCCAGGGCGCAGAAGGTGTGGGAGATCATGGCCGATGAGGGTCTTGTCGATCCAATCGTTGACGGCCTGCCCGGTGTGACGCCGTACGCCTTTCTCTGCTTTGATCAGTGGGATGAGACGCCCGCGATACCACCTCGGCCTGCCCAGCGCGGCGAGGATGGCTCAATCATTGCGCCTGCGCAACTCGCCGTCCCCGCAGTTCCGGCAGGCAATCGCTTCGGCCTCCGGGTCGACCAACTGACGCTATTTCTAGTCGCTGCGCAGGAGCAGCGCCTACTGGCACTGGAGGCCGCTCTATGACTTTATCGCATCCGATAGCGGCCTTGATTGCTCAGGCAAGCATAGGGCTGGCGACAGGCAACTGGTGGGCAGGAGCGGCTTTCGGAGCCGCTTTTTTTATGGGCCGAGAGATCGCCCAGGCCGAGTACCGCTGGATCAACACCGTTGGCCGCGGCCTTCGCGCCAACATGCCTTGGTGGGGTCCATTCGATCGTCGGGTTTGGACGAAGGCAGATCAGTGGCTTGATTGGATCATGCCGCTGGTTGCCGTCTGTATCATGGGGGCACTGGCATGAATTTCTTTCTTCGCATCCGGCAGAGTATCTTTGCCCTGCTGGTCACGCTGACCATCGCGCTCTGCACGATCTGGCAGGGCGTGCTCTATCCGTTCGGTCTGGCAAGCAAGCCGAGCGGCCGGCGCATGACTTCCTCGTTCGTTGGTGAGGCGGCCTTCAACGGGCATCGGTGGGGGATAGTCCTCGCCGCCGTTATTGACCGGGCATTCCTGCTCTTGGGAGATAAGCCGCAGCATTGCCATCGGGCATTCATCAACTATGGCGTACAGGACGATTGAGTGATGGACAGTGACCTCTTGGCATTGACCGGGCAATTCGGTCCTATGGGCTTGATGATCGCCTACCTGCTGTGGCGCGAAAAGCGGCAGGACGAAATCTCCGAAAAGCGCATCGCCGCCGATCTAAAAATGACTGAGGCGATGACGCTGCTGACTGCCGCTGTGCAGGGCTTGCGTCATGTGTCGTGAATGCGATGCGGCAACTGCCCGCGAAAAGGCAGCAACCGAACTGCTCGCTAAATGCCGGGCAGTTTCTCCCATTGGCGAGGCCCTGAGGGCTGTCTTTCCGCCAACCCGAACACCCAAGACACTCGCGTCCCTAGCGGCGCAACTGGATCGTCTCCTGCTCCCCTGAGGGACAGGTAAACCCCCGGAAGGGATTCACATGCATCTGATAGACGAATGCCGCCAGGCTTGGCGGTTCGCATCCGTGCGCCTTGCGATCGTAGCAGGCGTAGTTTCGGGCTGGGCGGCAACTGATCCGCACAGCTTCGCAAAGCTGATGGACAGCCTGCCCGAAGAGATCCGCCCGCTGGTCGGCGTGCTGGTCGCTGGTTCGGCCATCTACAGCCGCCTCAAGAAGCAGAAGGGGCTGATCGATGGCGAAGGATAAGCAGCTATCGCCGGCCAAGAAGGGCACGGCCGCGACGATCGCCATCATCCTTGCGTCAATCTTCGCGGTTGAGGGGGGGTATGTGAATGACCCCAAGGACCCAGGTGGTGAGACGAACTACGGCATCACCAAGCAGGTTGCTCGCGAGCATGGCTACACCGGCCCGATGCGGTCGCTGCCGAAGGACAAGGCTGGCGAGATCTACGTTGAGACGTACATCAAGAAGCCCGGCTTTATGCCCTTGGTTGAGATTGAACCTGCCGTAGCGGAGGAACTAGTTGATACAGGAGTCAACATGGGGCCTGCTCGCCCTTCCCGCTGGTTCCAGCAATCGCTGAATGAGGTCTGCGCCAGCGGCATCGCGGTTGATGGTAAGGTGGGGCCCGGCACGATCTCGGCCTACCGTGCTTGCCAGCTTCGTATGGGTGGCCGGTCGCTCTGCATCCGCGTTCTTGACCGCCTCGATGCAAAGCAGTCGGCCGAGTACGACCGGCTTGTACGGAACAACCCCACGCTCAATCGCTTCCTGCGCGGATGGAAGAACAACCGCGTAGGCAACGTGCCTCGCGATAGCTGCGGGAGGGGCTTGTGATCCCCTTCCTTGGCGCGAACCTCTGGCGCTCCCTCGCGCTGGCCTTGGCTGGCGTCTGCATCTCCCTTCTGATGTGGATCTTCGGCCTACCTCTGATCGGAGGTGGGCTGCTCGCCAAGGTCGACCGCCTGGCTGATCTCAACGCCCAGAATGTCGCCGCCCACCGCCAGACCAAGCAGAACTTCCGGAACGCCATGGCGGAGGCTCAGCGCCTTGAGCAGGCCCGCCTCGCCCGTGTCCGGGCCGAACAGGAAAGGATCAACGAACGTGCCCAAGAGAGTTACGATCGCCGCGTTGCTGACCTGCGCACTCGCTACGAGCGCCTGCGGGCCCAAGGTAGAGCCGGTGTTGCGAGTGCAGCCGGCGCAGAGCCAATGCCCGCCCTTCCCGAGCCCGCCTTCGGCACTGATGCAGAGGCCGGCGCGGACGGACTATCTCTCTCCGAGCGCTACGAGTGCAGCGTCACAGCCCTCCAGCTTGACGAACTGATCTCTTGGGTTGACGCCCAGACCAAGGTGAAGGTGAACAACTGATGCCCGCCACCCCTTCCCGCATCGGATTTGTGCAGTCGGAATTCCGGCGCGCTACATCGGTCACGGCTTCGGTGCAGACCCGATATGGCGCGCTGGCCCGGCAAAGCGATGACCCGGTGGTCACGTTCTTCGACAACGTCGCTGATGCTCAGGCCGTGGCCGATGCTCGGCAAACGCTGATGTCGGCCGAGCGGCGCCGCTTCCGCGTTGGCGTCTCCACGGTCGAGGAAGCCCTCGCCCTTTCATACATCGGAGCCGTTCCCAAGGGCCGCTACGTGGACAGCGAGCGCAATGCGAACCTGCCCGTCTTGGTGAGCGAGATCACCGTCGACCTTTCCCGGCTCAATGCCGCCTTCACCGTCTGGGGATAATCAATGCCGATCAGGAAGCCGCTTTTCATTGTGCCCTTGGATCTCGGCACCATGACCGCAGGCAATGCGCAAACTGGCTATCCCGTAACGAACCTAAACCGCCACAAAGCTATTGGCCTTACTTGGCGGGCTTCAGGTGCGGGCAACATCTGGGCACGCGGGCAGCTTTCCACGACACGAGCAATTGACTTCTGCGCCATCGTTTCAGCGAATGCTCAACCAGGCACGCAATACCGCCTTCGCCTCGGAACAACTCAGGCACAGGTCGACGGCACGGCCCCATACGACAGCGGCGCGCTGACGTTCATCTCTCCCGCCATCTCGCGCGAGGATGGCCTGTACCACTCCCACCTTGAATTGCCCTCGGTGCAGAATGCGACATGGTGGCGGATCGACATCACCGGCCATACCGGAGACTTCCAAGCCGCAGACCTTGTTCTCGGCAAGGAGGTGGAGCCCTCTCGCTTCTACAATCTCGACTTCGAATTTGGTGTCGAGGACATGGGCGGCATGGAAGTGACGCGCTTCGGGGTGATGAACGAAGAGCCCGGCATCGTCATGCGAACCGCCGCTTTCACGCTGGCATGGGTCACGGAAGCCGAGTTCGAAACGAACTTCCGGCCGATGATCGAGAAGCTGGGCAGGAAGGGCATCGTGTATTGCGTGTTCGACCCGGACGCGACCACGTACCGGCAGGCCAAGACCTTCATGGGCATCATGCGCAAGGCCCCGTTCGCCCGCGGCGTCCGCAAGCCCCAGACCTATCAACTCGATTTCGAGATCCTGTCCTTCATCTGATCGCTTTGCCGGTTCGCCGGCAGAGGGTCGGGGTGGCAGGAGGGCACACTGTCACCCCGGTTCCCGGAAGGTGCCGGGGAGAGGTGGCAACGGGCCCCACCCCTCACCCGGTCTTGAGTGCTGCCAGCGGATGCGCCAGCGGGACCGTAAAGGCGTCTGCACCACTTCGCAGACTTTGCTCTCGCCTAGCCGACTTCAGCCGTTCCACACGCCCGGTCGGTTCTTGATGACGGGGTGGAAACCCGCCGCCGCAGCGCCTGCCTTTTACCCGAACTCCAACCTGCTCGCAAACTTCACCGATAGGATGCCCGAACATCATCGGTAGGGGGTAAGCTGGTACGAGTCCGACTTCACCGAAAGGGGCGGAAATCTACCGTTTTTAGGAACTTGAACCTGTCTCTCTTGAGGCAGTTGCAGTTTGAGTTTCAGCGCGCTTCTTCGCCACCTTCAGAACAATCGTCTGCTGCCCATCGTAAGACGGGATTTCGTTGGTCACAGAGATCTGCGTGACTGCCCAGCCCTCTAACATGTCGAGCAGCATCCCGCGAAGGTCGGTCCCTTCCTGGATGATCATGCCACTTCCCTCCGAAGGCTCCACTTAAGTTGCTTCGTCACCATGGACCTTGCATGGAGCGTCCAATCAAAGCCGTCCATGATCGCGAAGCGCATCGCCTGCACATCGTCTGAGGGCTCTACCACGGTAGCATCGATCGTCTCATGACCTTGGCGCTCTGCCGGCACTGCAGACGAAACACCGATCAGCGCGCCGGCCTCGGTCTGGTAGATCTCGAGCGTGATCTCGAGCGGGTCGCGCCCCTTGGTGGTGAACCGATCAGAGCAGAGCAGCTTGCCCGAAAACTCGAGCCTCGGACCACGGCTGACATTGATCTCCCACCGCCCATCCACGGTAGCCTCCGCCCGCTTGATGATGCGCTTGAGCGCCGCCTGGGCGTCTGCGATTGCGCCTTTTGCCTGGCCGAAGTCCACCGATAGGGCCTGCTGCGCGATCTCCGCGAAGCCTTCAATGCCCTTGTCTGTTGCGACTGGGGTAAGGTCCCGCGTGTGAACGTTGGTGGTCATCGTCATTTCCCTTTCTGTGCCTCGGTAGAGGCTCTTGCCTCGGCCTTGGCGCGATCAATCAACTGCTGTTTCCAGCCTTTTTGTGGCGGCCAAGGCAGGCCCCACTTGGCGAACTGGGTCCGATTCCATCCGCCTTTCTTGGAGCGCCCTGCTTCAATGGCCTGCCCCATTTGACGGGCCGCTTCATCCTCGGCGGGACTCGAAAAGTCCGCGAAGTCCTCGGGCGAGGTATGCCCGACCACAATCAGGCGGCTCACGCTGCCATGCTCCACTTGTGGGCGTTGGCCTGCTTTACCTTGAGCCAGTGCCCATTGCGGCCCCGGACATATCCGGCCTCGGGGTCCTTGAGCATCGCGCCCTCAAGATCCTGCGCCCACTTACCGCGCGCCACGGATAGGGCCTGCTCCGGCGTGAAAACCCACTCATCATCGACATAGACAACCGGGGTAGCCCCCTCGTCTCGCCCATGGCTGCGCGGGCGCCATTCCCAAGGTTCTCCGACCGCATCGATCAGCTTCTTGAGCATGGCCTTGCGCTCACACAGCGGGCGATTGGTCCCGCCCTTCTGCCACTCACGGTAGGGTAGAACGTCGAAGGCGTAGAATGTGCCCTTCTCCCCGCCCATGCGCCAATCCGTTTCGACCCAGCGCTTTGTGGCGGCAAGAGAGCCATCGACCACCAACTCGCCATCAATGAAGAGCGGTTCCCCGGCTTCCTGCTCGATCAGGTCCAGGCGGTGGGCGATATGGTCGCATCCCTCAATCGGCATTCCGTTACGGGTCCAAAGCCGATTGCGGCCCTCAATGTCCCGGAAGCGTAGGCATCTGAATCCGTCATGCTTCAATTCTGCCATCATCCCATAGGGCAGGACGTTCCCGCGCCAATCGGAAGCCAGTTGTGCAAGCTGCATTGTCCGATCCTTTCCTATGCTCTGTTGCGTGGCCGGGGTGAGCACTCCCGGCGCGTCGTTCATATCGCACGCGCGGCTTCACCGAAAGGGGTGGTCGACTAAACGCGGGATTCCACCGCAATTGCAGGCGCTAGGCCCAGATATTGCGGGCTTTTGCCTTGGTCGACCACTTATCGCCGGTAGGGTTAAGCCGCCCGTTCCTGCAATGCTGCCTCTGCCTTGCTCAGTCGGCCGACAAGGGAAGCGAACCTTTCCCCCATAGTCTCGATACCCTGCTCTGCCCGCTCTGCTCTTGCCACCATGGCCGCAAGGGCGGTCTGGGCTACATCCCGTTCCTGCTCCAGGCGGGCAATCTCACTTGCGGGGACCGCGCTGCTCTTGAGCCGGGCAACGGTCGCGTTGGTAATGTCTAGGGCGCGGGTCTTGAGATCGATCTGGGCGCGGGCCGCTGCGATCATGCGGCGCGCTCGCTGGGCAGTCGCAATGCGCTTGTCCATGTCCCGCTCAAGATGACCATGATATTCGGCCGATGATTGCTGCCACATGCGCGAAAGGTTGCGCCAATAAGCAATCCTTTTGCGGGCATCGATGACGGCGCGGCGGCGTGCGACCTTGTGCCCCATTGCCTGCTCCCATGTACGGTGTTGCAGTGCTTCCCAATCGGCGTTTGCAGATTCAGCAGCGCGCCGCGCCTTCCGCTCTGCCCAGGCCCTACGGATGGCCCGCTCATGTGCCGGCGTGCGCTTTGGTAGATGATCACAAGAGGCCGCTTCAGTAACGGCAACCGGGCTTGTTGTTATTTCACGATCGTCAACGCTTACCGCCGATAGGGTGGCAAGGGCTTGCTCCAGTGCATCGAGACGGGCGATTATGGCGTCAATATCGACCGCAGGGGCGGCCGTGGGCGCAATCGCCGGTTCTGGCTTGTCGCAGGTAGGGGCAAGGGCCTCTTGCGTCTCCACGGCGGCCGCAACGGGCGCGGGCAACTCATCAGCAATCGTTACAGGTTCCGGCGCGGCAACCGGGATAGGGTCCGCAACCTTGGCGCGCTTCCCCTTGGCAGGCTTGTCAACCGGGCCGCAGGCTTTGCGCACCGCTGCCTTATCCCAGATCACCCCGCCCTTCTTGGGCTCCACGGGCAAAGTCTGGCTTGCGACCACTTCCCCGGCATCATCGAGCGTTTCCATTGTGACGCGCTGGTCCTGCCCGTAGCCCGGCATCTCCAAGACAATGCCGCCCGCGCTCTTGGAATGAACGCCGTCTAGGCAGTATTCCGCATCATGCGGCAACCAAACGCCGCGCTGGTCCGCAAGCCAGATCAGATAGGCTTTCATCTCCTGCTTAGTGGCAGGCCGCGCCTTATCGTTGCGCTTTTCCTTGCCCCGCGGGCCATAGAACGTCTGGAATCCGGGCGTAACGTCAAACAGGTTCATCGTGCATTCCTTCATGTGCCCCGGTAGGCCGCTTGCGCTCGGGCAGGTCGCAAGGGGTAGGCTCTACGCCTTCACCGAACCGGGATAGCCCCGGCGCGGAAAAGGCGGCCGGGGTAGGCCCCCGGCGCGCCGTTCAATTCCAGATCAAAGAAACGTTTTCCGGCATCTCTGCCCAGCCAAAGGCAAGAGCCTGAAGCGCCGCCCATTCGATCGCGCTCCAATCGTCCGACATCGCCCCGAATTGCTTCAGGCTTTGCAGGTTCTCAACCCAAGCGCTTGCCGGGTCTATCTCATGCGTTGCGCAATAGTCGGTTGCGGCATCGATGGCGCGCACATGGTCGCTTTCCTCTCCAGCGCTTTGCCCGGTCCAATCTAGCGCAAACGGCATTGCCTGAAGCCCCCCTCAATAGACGTTGCGAGGGCGCGGCCCGCTTATCTTGTTGCCGTCATTGAGATACGCGGCGGCCGCCTGTTGAGCCCGCGCCTTGCTTGAAAACAGATATTGGAATCGCGGGCCGTCGCCCTGTTGCGCTTCCACTTCCCAGACCTTGCGCGCCATGGCTTAGCACTCCCCCCAATAGACGTTTTCCCGCGTTTCCTCTCCGATGCTGTCGGCAAGTTCGGCGATTCCGTCGAGGTCGGAGACTTCCAGGTCGAGAACGTCGCGGGCGTATTCTCGCAGATCGTCGGCAAGATCCTTTTCGCTGTCGAATACGGCAAAACGCGGCTCGGCATTCCGGCGAATGATCGTTGACACGTAGCGCACTTGGCTTTCGCCGGTAGGGTGTTCGGGGTGCGCCCTGCCCTGCCCTTCCCAGTATTGCGGGCAATCATCGGCGCATGGTTCCACCTCGTGCCCGGTATTGTCACGCCCGCAATGGGGGCAAGTGGCAGTCAGCGCGGGCGCATCAGGTAGGGTATCCCCTGCCCCGTCAATGCGGGAAAGGATGGCGCGATGCCTTTCGAGTTCGGCGCGGTGCATCTCGCAAATGTCCGGCGTGTCTTCTGGATCGTCGCCGTTCTCCCGGACCAAGATAGCCTCTTCGGCCATGCTAAGCGCCCAGCGCAGCGCTTCCACCATGGCGGGCGCTTCCACAATCCGCGCGGCATCTGAGGCGATGCATTCCGCAACAAAAAGCCCGGTTTCGTCCCTGATAGTGCAGCGCGATCCCGTGGTGCCGGGGGTGGTTTCCTTGCTCCAAACTTCCATGCTCAATTCCTTCCGCTCTGCCCTTGCATCTCCCCCCCATCCGTTCGGGCAATCCGGATAGGGTCTAGGCTCTTGCCTATCTCGCACCCCACCTAAACGCCGGTAGGGGGCGGGAAAGGCCGCGCCCGATCATGGGCGCGCGCCGGTTCATCGATAGGGGTTAATAATCCCAGCGCCGGAATGTGACGCGATTCTTGTGCCACGCAGTTGAATGCCGCGTGCTTCGGCGATTAGTGCCCGTGCGTGATTACGATAGAGAAAAGCAAGGTCAGCTGGCGCGTAACGGGCCATTTTCGCATGGATGATGGCGTTCTTAATGAGTTCGTTCCGCATTTAAAATATCCTTCCGATCACGTTGTGCTGCAGCTTGCGCGCGGCCGGGCAGTCCGCGCGCCTAAATGCCGGTAGGGTTAAGCTGCAGGCGCGGCGCTAAGGGCGCGATCTATCGCCTCTTGTCGCCAGCCATAGACGCGCCGGAACGTATCGGCATTGCCCGCGCAATCGATGCGGAAAGCCTTTGCCATATCCGCAAGGGCGCGCGGGTTGCGCTTGTGACATGCGACTAGATCAATCTGGCGAAACATTGCCTTGCCTTTCCTATGCCCGATGAATGAACCGGCCGCCCATGGGCAGGGAACGGCCGAGAGGCTTTGCGCCCATCTTGCCCCCCATAAACCGCGATAGGGGGCAAGAGAGGCGGCGCCGGGCTCCAATCCGGCGCGCCATAGATAACAGGGGTAGGGGTTAGATTGCCCGGATCACCCCCTTTCGTATGCGGTATTGCGGCCGCCCCCAATCGTCGCGCTCCATTTGCCCGATTTGGTAGCGATAGAGCCCTTGCTCTTGCTCGATGGGCTCTACCATATAGGCAAGGCGGCCGCTTTCGCCCTTGCGCCATCCCTGCCCGATTATGTGAGCAAGGTGGCGGCGATTCGTGGCGGTTAGGCGCAAGCCTTCCACTAGGCTGATTCGCGGCGCCGTCATGCCGCTACATCCTCTTGCATTGCCCGGATCATGGCAGGGACGCGGCCGGGCTTGTATGGCGATTCCTGCCAATCGCGCCCTTGCGCCTGATATGGCGATAGCTTGATATAGACGCGGATTGCTTGGGCGGCGCCGCTTCCCTTCACGCTATCCCGGAAGGCCTTGCAAAATTCCCGGCCATGAAAGTTTAGCGCCTTGCCATCGCTTGCCCGGCATATGGTCAAAAGGGCGCCGTCTATCTCAGCGAGATGCAAGCCGTCCGTAACGGCGAAGTCTGCAGCGACCATTAGCGCGCCCCCCTTCCCGCAAGGCGCAAGGCGCGCAATCTATGGAATCGCCGTTCGGCAATCGGGCAATCGCTGGCAAGCATGGTATTGCGCGCCGCGCGCTCTTGCACCCCTGCAAATGGCACATTGCGCGCGCTATCGCGTATCTCTTGCGCCGTCCGATATTGGCCTAGATCAATCATGGCTTGCGCCTCTCTCTTGTGCCCTAAATTGCACCTAAGCGGGCAGGCAATCCGCTTGGCGTATCCTGGCAATTCCAGAATTCAGGGAAGGGCAGGAAATAGGCTTTCCCCTGCCCTAACCGGAATTCAGGCAATTAAAGCAAGCGGCCGCTTCCCTTTGCTGCATGGTGGCGCATAACCGCGCCTGCGGTGAATTGCGGGTCGAACCATACCGCGCCCGCGCTATCGTTAGGGACAAAAACCCATCCCCCCGCGCCTTCCCTATGGGCCAAGGCGGCGCCCGCGCTTGCGAAGCCGATATATAGGGGGGATTGTTCCGGAATCGCATTGCGCGCAGTTGCGTCAAACATGGTCAATGTCCTGCAGGGCCGCCCTAAGGGCGCGCCATTGTGAAGGGATAGCGCGCAAGTCGCGCGCCAAGCTAGCAAGAGAGAGGCAAGCGGCCGCCCCCATTGCCAAGCTGCAAAGGATAGAAAGGGAAGCCAGCATTAGGCGGCCTTTGCCTTCACATAGGCAAGGCGCGTATTAAGCTGCAGCTTGGCAGGGGGCAGAATACGGCCGTCATTCAACGCGCCCCCTTTGTCGACAAGCCCCCGCGCATGGCAGGCAATGCGAACCATTGTGTTAGGCTCGAGAGGATAGGCGGCGCGAATAGTGCGATTAAGAGAGGCGAATTCACCGTCTCTCACATATGAAGCGGTGACAACGCGCCGGGCTTCATATCGGGGAAAGCAATGGGCGCGCGCTTGTGCAATCGTGGTGCACCCCGGCGCCGGAACGGTCGCGACCATATCGCCGCGCTTGTTCAGGATAATCGCCTTGTTCAATTCCGGCGCGTATGCGTGGCGCTCTAGTCCAATCTTCATTTGCGAAGCCTTGCCGGGTTAAGGGGGAAGCTGCAGCGCTTCCCCCGCCCCCGCCTTTCATCTCTTGTGCCCTATGTCATATGGCGCCGGGCAGTCGCCGCTTTGACCTGGTGAAACGTGGCGCCGGTCAACCGCCACGTCCTTAGCAATATGCATCGGCGAAGTAATTGCAAGAGGCAAAATGCCTAAAAGCGCAAGAAAACCGCGGGTCCTACCTTGGCCCAATCAATATCCGATGCGCATGAGGACCGCTTTTTTCATTCGACCCCCAATTTTTTACGAACGTAACAGTTTCGGGTTTGAGTTTTACTTGCTGCGGACACGAAAAAGGCCGCCCGGATCACGAGCGGCCTATCTGGGTTCGGTGCAACCTGTCCGGAGTGGGTCTAAGGCTTCAGGCCGGCCAATTCCCACCGAGCCCTCCCCGTGTGGGGATCTGCTACACAGTCGGGGGTGGTGGGGAATCCTTCAAAGCGCGGATGGCTTTGGCGATGGATCGGTATGTCGCGTTTTCGTGTGGCGTTGCCATAATCGGCTCAAGCCATTGTTCCGCCACCTTCGCCGCTTCCTCAAGCGCTTGTCGGCGCACTGCAACAACCCGCCCCTCTGCCTCTGCAAGCGAGGCTTCTAGGGCTGTGATGCGGGCGATTGCGCGATTGATCCGAACGCTGGCAAGGCTGAATTGCGCATCGTCTTGACCGGTTGCTGCTTTGACGGTGCGAAGGAACTCTGCGCTGCTGTTTAGATCCACCAGATTATCCATCGGCTTGTTCCTTTGCCTTTAAGCAGGCGGCGAGAAGGGCATAGGCGGGGGTTTCACCTGCGACAATGAACCTCTGCTCAGAGCCGTTTTCGACCTCGCCACGAACTGGCGTATGCTCTTTGAGAAGCCCGCTTGCGATTGCCTTTGCGTTGGGCTGCGAGACATTCCACCCCCACCCTTCCGGCACCAGACACATCGCCGCATCTGTCCATGCTTCTGCGTCGAGGAAGCGGCGGAAGCGGAGGCGCGCTGGCCAAGACACCTCCATTGCCTTAAGGAACTCGTCCCGGCTTACCATGTCTGACAGTTCAGGCAGTGGGTGGATCTTGTCCCACGCCTCTTCCAGCGCCTGTCGGATGTCTGTCACGGCTTCACCCCTGTGATCGTGCCAAGAACGGCGTCCTCGATCTTCTTGTTGACGCGATCTGCCATCGTCCGTTGCATCTCGGCATACAGCGTCGGGTGCATGATAATCTTGTCCCCCATGCGCCACACACAAGGCACCTTGCGGAACTCCCCGCCAAAGCGCTTGAGCAGCTTCTTGCGGATGCGGGCAGAGCGGTTCTTGCTGGCGGGGAACAAGCGTTCATCGCTGTCTTTCAAGGCAAGATCGCTCACGGTGATCTGCACGCCGGGGACCAGCCTTGGCGTGTAGCTGTATGGTGTGAACGTCACGGCTTCACCCCCATGGCTGATATTGCGGCTTCATAGAACTTGTGCAGGCCCTCAACCGTGACGCGGTCCATGATGAAATGATCTAGGCTCGCGTCGATCCCTGCCGTTTCCATTTCCAAGGTCAGTTTTCTCGGGACAACCACTGTCTCCACGCTAGGGGCAGGGATAAGCTGCCCGGTGCGTTCCTCAAAGGCGCGTTGGAGTATTCGGTGCGCGTTGCCATACATGTGTGCAGGGTGTGTAGGTTCGCAGCCGTAGACAGCAGCGTACATTTCTGCCCACAACTCCACCGCCCACTGTTCCGGTTCTGCGGTCATGATGCGTCTCCAAGGGCGGCGCGGGCGAGATCGCGCATGTGGCCGACCTCTTTGCTCTGGAATTCAGCCACCATCTCAGGCGTCCACGGACCTTCTGGTATCGTGGTCTGCAACGTTCGTTCGTCCGTCAGGCGCCTCAAAGCACCCCGTAACCTCTCTATCTCTGCCACAGGCTCGGGAGGGGTGGTGTCGGGTGCGGAAGGTAGGGGCATCCAGTGGGTTGGATTGCAACCAAGACGGTAAGTCCTATCAACAGCCCACGTGTTACGGTGAACGCCGTCGATGTTCATGATTACCCGGCCAACATTTGGGCACCACGCAAAGAATACACTACCATCCTTCGGCGCGCTTTCGATCCCCATCCACCCCACAGGCTCAGAGCGCTCAAGGCGGTGGCGGGCGGCGAACCTATCCAGCACGCGAGCCTTCATCGCCTCAGCGTCAGGGCAGTGGCGGTCAGGATCGCCATTCATGCAGTAGCGAAACTCACCGTCTCCGCCTGTCGCTAGATCAATCTCGCGGACCATTTCCTGACGGCCCTCGTCGACGCCAATCTTGTGCGTTTCTTCTTCATCGTCCGCATTCTCAAGGCGGTGGCGGGCGAAGGCCAAGGCCCAGACCCCTTGATTATGCCCGTTCCGGTAGCTTTGGGCGAGCCTGCGCATATCGTCATGAGCATCCCCCGCCCCGAACCAATAGGCTTCGATCAAATCCGCAGCGGCCTCGCGGTCGGCCTGAGTAATCGTCACTTGCGCATTATCCATGGCTGGGTTCCTTGGGTTGGTGAGTGGTGCGCGCATAAAGGCGCTCAAGGGGGCGGTTCACTTGGACCTCGGCACAGCCCAGCGCCATCTTGCATTGACGCGCGATGTCCTCAGCGCGGCTCATGCGCGGTGGAAGTGACTGGTGGTCGAACTTGGCAATCCACGCCTCCAGTTTGCCCTGCATCTCTACAGCGCAGGGTTCACCTTCCCACCAGCCAATGACCTCGTAGGTGTGGCCGTGCAGCCTACCATCGGGGCCAGTGTGGGCGACTTGCAGGATTGCGCCTGCTCCGGTCAGCATCACGCGGCTTCTCCATCAAAAAGGGTTGCAACCTGTCCGCGCTCGGCAATGGCGCGGCGCATGTGTGAATAGCGGGCTATCCCGGTGCCATCGCAGGTGTCTGCGCCCATGGCCTCGAAATGGCTCCATCGATCAGGATGGTTTACGCGCCCGATGTGGACATGCTTGCCGAGTATCTTGGCGGTCTTGACGATGGCCTCGACGTGCCCGCTGTATTTCCAGTTGGTCGATCCGCCGATAAAAACGGCTGCGATCTGATCCCACGGAATAGGCAGGTGCTCTTGACCGTCCTGACACACCAGCGCCAAGCGCCAGCCATCCATCATCGGCGCGAAGTGGTCGAACAGTTCGCGCGTCCGCTGCGCATTGCCCACGATGTCAGGCACGGCGACGAACAGGCAGTTATCCCGATGGTGCGCTTCCCGCTTCAGCAGCGAAAGCAGGCCGGGAATGTCGAGCTGCTTAAACCCGCCGTTGTCGATGGCCCATGGTCGGGATGGGTCGCGCAACTTGTAGCGGGTCAGCGGGGTCAGCAACTGGCCGACCTTCGCGCCGATCTCCGCTTCGCAGGCGTTCAAGTCCTGCCCATTGTCGAGCAGTGCCATCATGCCTGCCCTCCACAGGTCTTATCCATGGCTCACCTCTGAGAGAGCAGCGCGGATAGTGTGGCGCATGGTGCCTTCTGGCTCATATCCGTGCTCGTGCAGCAATGCGTCCACAGCCCTCAACGCCTCCACAAGTCGCGCGTCTGCGTTGGCTCTGGTGTTCCAGGCTGTGAGGGCTTCGCGCTTCGTTGAGTAAGTGACGTAGGGCTCAACTATGAACGCTGGGCAATCGCCATTCAGGCAAGACGGGAAGTGACGGTCTTTGACGCCATCAATGCGACTGTGCCGAATTTCGGTATTTGCCTCCCCACCACAGAAGGGGCAGGCTTTAGGCGTTGTATCGGTCATACGGCCTCCGGGGGTGTGGGGATGCGGATAGGCTTGATGCCTGCCCTCTCGGCGCGCGTGCACATATCGGCAGTGCCACGACCTCCGGGGAACGCGACAACGCCATGCGGCTTGCCAAAGTCCAACATGCGCTGATTGCGGAACGGTCCCGCGTAGTTGCCTTTCAACCGCCACGGCGCGGGAAACGGAAATGCAGGGATGCCGTTCGACAGCGCCCATTCGTGGGCCAACTGGTCAGCACCCTGAAAGCGCACGTTGTCAGGATCGTATCCGGTGATGATCTCTAGGCCATCGTACCGCATGGCCCAGCGTGACAGTTCCCAAGCCATCGCCCGCTCGTCGCTATAAGCGCGACCGCCACAGACAAGCAGACGGAAGGCCACGCATCCGTTTTCCACCGTCACCCCTGCGCTAGCGGTTTGATTGTCGGTCATGCGGGTTGCTCCGTTGCAAAGAGGATGCCTTGATCAGCAAAGGCGCGCTCACGAATGCCAGCACGGCGCATCGGCGCGTCGTATCGGTTATGGCACCGCTGACACATGGCTTTCAGGTTATCGTCGCCGCAATCTCTTCTGCGCTCATGATGCGTCTCCTTCGCGAGCATCAATCATGGCGCGCGTTTCGAATTGCGGGTGGCCTAGCTTCGGCTCCCAATCGCGGCTCCAATGACGCAGGTTAACTACGTCCTGCCCAATGTCGCGGGCGCAATCATCGCAGTACCAAGAGTAGCTGCCGTGATTGTACCAGTCCGCTGGTTCGGCTTGGCAGCGGCTGCGATTGCACGCCCCGCCCTCATGGCCCTTATTCGGCTTGTCCGGGCCGCTGTAGTCTCCGTAGGCCATCACACCGCCTCCGTTGATGAGGATGCGTCTCCAAGGGCGATGGACAGGGGTTGCAGCCACGACTTGAACCTCAGAGTGGGAACAAGCCGTGAAAACATGCCATCAGGTGATACCTGCGATGCACGGAAAACAGCGAAAAAGCGCCATATGCTGTCAGGTGCATCGTCTTCGGGAGGCAGGGGCCGGAGGTTCGAATCCTCTTTCCCCGACCACTTCATCGTTCGAGATGATCGAAAGGGCGGCCCTCGGGTCGCCCTTTTCGTTTGCCGGGCATGCTCGCTTCGTCGTCCGTGAGGCACAAGTCTTTCATTTCATCAGAAAAAGCTGCTCCGGAGGTCGCAACAAGCCTTCCGCAATGGAACAGTAATGGCGACCTTGCTGCTGTTATTCCGAAAACAGCACAGGAAAATGCTTGTGAAAATTCGCCATCTAACTGCAGCCCTTCTCGTCGCAACTGCCCCGTTTTCGATCGCAGCAAACGCACAAGAGGCGGCTGCGGACACCACCGCCACCGCATCGGCAACTGCTGCTACGCCGACCGTGGGTGCAACTGTCTATGACACGGCTGGCGCAGAGGTCGGAACCATCAAGAGCATCACCGCGCCGAACTTCGTTATCGACACGGGCAAGAATATGGCGACGCTTGCGCTTACGGCGCTTGGCAATGGCCCCAAGGGCCCGGTCCTTGGTATGACGAAAGCCGAACTCGACACTGCTGCGGAAAAGGCCGGTGCAGCGGCAAAGGCCGACACTGCGGCAGCGATCGTCGCTGACACGCCGGTCTATGCCTCGGACGGCACCACGCAGCTGGGCAAGATCGGCGAGGTGACCGAGACGGAATTCGTCCTCGATACGGGCACCGTTCGGGTGAAGCTGCCGAAGACTTCGGTTGCCAAGGGCGCTTCGGGCCTGATGATCGGCATGACGGCAGAAGCCTTTGCTGACGCAACCAAGAGCGCAGACCAGAGCGCAAGCGCGGCGGCGACCAAGCCAGCCGGCAAGTAA